AAAAGTTTTAGCAGCTCCGCATTCACATTGAGTAGTTATACCAATATGCCTTTTTAAATCGTCTTCGTAAAAATACTCAACTCTATGAATGCCAAACGCCACACTATATTCAATGGTATCATCTTCTTTTTTAATACGAGAAATTATCTTACCAACTCGCTCTAATACAGAACCTTTAACTTCTACCTTTTCACCAACATTAAATTTAAAACTATTCACTGTCTTCTCCAGTTCTTCAAAGTATTCCTCCCAAAGGTCCCATTGAGTACTCATATCTTACTTAATTTGTCCATACCTATCTCCAATTTCAGGATCAGCATTCAAAGGAACACTAAGCTTTGTTGTGTTTTCTAATACAAACTTCATAAGCTTTCCAACTTTCTCAGCAATGTCAGCATCACATCTGACAACTACTTCATCATGCACCTGCATACAAATATAAGCGTCTAAATTTTGTCTATTAAACTCTTTAGCTAAAGCAATACAAGCCTTGTTAGTTATAGTAGCTGCCATACTTTGGATCGGAAAATTCAAGCAGTTATTTTTAAAGTTCTTATACTGCTTCCCTAAGTATTTCATCTGCTCATACTTTTTAGGTGAATCATGGTACTTAGACCAAAGTTTTAAAGAATCTCCCAAGTCTTCCCCATGTGTATAGTGAAGTCTTTTCAAAGTTTTTAAATGCCTAACTCTACCACCTTTAGATTTAACATAACCCAAAGAAGTAGCTTGACTAGTTAAAGCCTCCATTCTAGTTTTTAATCTAGGGTAAGATATAAAGTAATCTTTAATAATGCCTTCAGCTTCTTTTTGAGAAATGTCTAACTCTTTAGAAAGTTTAAAAGCTTGCATACCATATCTTATTCCAAGTGAGAAACTTTTAGCAGCTTGACGCATTGCAGGTTCATGTTTCTTAAGATAGTTATCAGCATTCTTATCAGCGCTGTATTGTGTTAAGTTCCAAACCTTACAAGCCACAGAACTATAAAAATCTTCTCCACTTCTTATCATATCCAACAAAGCCGGATCACCTGAATCATCTGCAAAAACTACAACTTCCAAAGAATTGTAATCAGCTCCGACTAATTTTTTGTTGTCTCCAGCGATTACAAAATGTCTAATCATGTTAGTGTATTTAGTAACCAACTTAGAAGCTTCTCCAGGTTCTAAAGGTCTTGGAAGCTGCATTAAGTCACCTCCCAACCTACCGCTAGTAGTCCTATGCATGTTCCAACTTGGGTATAAAATACCGTCAATTTGTTTTTCCAACATTCTGTCTATGTAAGTACTTTTTAACTTATTAAGCTTATTGTATTGTTGTAACAACTCAACCCATGGATGTTTCTTAGCCATATCTTCTAAGAAGAAATCATTAACTTGTGGTTGACCAGTAGGTGTTTTACTTAAAGGAGTTTCCTGCAACTTTTCAAAGAATATCTTTTTTAGGTGAAACTTAGAAGATAGATTAAACATGTAACCTTCTTCCTGATCTGCCCACCATTTTCGTTGAATTCTTTCTACAGTTTCTTCGTCTAAGTAATCGCCTCCTAATAGAAATGTCCTATAAACACTATCAGGAAGATTATCAATGTTCTTACCTAGTAAGCTAAATCGACCGCCTTTAGTTAAGGGAAGGTCTAAAGATCCGTATTTACAAATGTATTGTGCAAATTCTCCAGATCGTTTAGGAGGTAGTTCTTTATTTAAAAACCACAATTCAAACTCATAAGATAAAGGCTTTATAGCTTTTTGAATACGATACTCTAAAGAAGTAATGTCTGTTAATATCCCATCCTTAGCTTGTTCAATTGTGTTAATGTCTAAAGCAACACCTTTTAATTCCATTGGAATAGTAACGAGCTTATACAACGGCATGACTTCATCTTTGAAGTAAAAGTCAGACAGTCCTTCTTTTTCTATAATGTTTAAATAATGATCATTAATTGCATATGTTAAAATACAATCTTTAATACAATAATTACCCATGATATCTAAATCTGCCTTAAAATATTGGTGAGTAGTGCCTCCATTAGCTTTAATAGACTCTTTCATTAAACGCTGCTCTTCTGCAGCACTATCTCCAAATAATTTCTTACCGACATCTTTTAATCCAAAAGGTCTTTCTTCATCTGCAGTATGTTTTAACAACATTCCGTCAGACCATAAAGAGTCTATCAAATTTACACCAAAGTAATTTAAAGTGAACCTACTATCAAAAGATCCGTTCCAGGTTATTAACTTTTTAGACTGTAAAGCCTTTAAAATAATGACGCAATCTGCATAGCCAACTCTCTCAACAAGATTATCACTTTCTGCATCATACTCCAAATGGCAAATATAAAATCCACGCGCAGCATTAGACAGACCAAATCCAATAATGTTACCGCCGCAAGTGTCCAAAGAATCAGATTCGATATCGTACGCAAGTATTTCATGATCATTTATAAACTCCAATATAAGGTTAATATCCTTACTATCTTTTATTATCATAATAGTTCCTAAGAGAAGCGCCGATATTGCACCGACGCTTCTGAGTTATTTAAGCAATCAAAACATCAAAATTATGAGCTTCTTTACCTTTCATTTTTCCCTTAGTGATTTCCTTTTTACCGTCATAACTGACCTGGCAAAAATCACCTGGGCTTACTGACTTCATTCTAAAGCCTAGATTACCTGCCCCATTAATCACTATAGTAGTTCCGTCTTCTTTTTCAAACTTGAAATCTAGCTTAGTTTCATCGTAATGGTTTGGTAATGTTTCTAAAAACGTACCTTCTAAAATTACACCTTTAAAATCGTCTTCTGCCAATTTACTTGGTCTTACAAATTCGATCCCTGCTCCTGATTCTCCGCCTGGTCTTTTAAATTCTCTTTTTGCTGTCATAGCATTCCTTTGGTAGTGTCAGATTTAATTATCCGACTTGTTATCGTATTCTTTTGATAGTTCATCTAAGTAGTTTTCATATTCTAATCTGTCTGATTCTTTTTGAGCTTCTATGTTAGATAACTTCTCTTGTAGTCTTTGTACTTCTTGCCTTAAAATTGCTTCTTGCATGTTACTTCTCCTTTAAATCTTTATATAGTAAAAATGATATATTAGCTAAAGCATGTTTTAAATGATGCAACCCACTTTCATCATCCAGCTTCTCACCTTTACGCCAAGCATTAATATGTCTAAACAACGCAGCTTCATATTTATAAGCTTCAACGTATTTCCAGTTATCGTCGTCATATTTATTAGCACCATATGTTATCACTTCTGCTAATCCTTCATGAGTCTCTACTGGCACTAAGTCATACCGTAGCTTATCACTATCATACTTTCTTCCTTTTTCAACCACGTTAGTCCCTCCTACGTTTTTCCACATGATACTCTCCTGTATTCTGGTCATAGCTATCTTCTAGTTCATCATTATACATTAAATCTTCTAATCTTAAAACTTCTTTATATGTTGAATTCATCATTTTCTTAACAGCTTCATCCCGATACAGCGCTTTATAAGGATCATCGTATAAGCGCTTATAAAAGTTTAACATATCTCTTAAGTCTTCTAATCTACTACTACACCTATCGACCGTCATTAAATCTCCTTTATTAAATAGTCAGTCTCAATTATATCACATACTTTCTCTTCTGTCAACCAGTTTCCGGTTTTAAGACAATTATTATACAACTTAAGCGCTTCTAACACTTTAATCCTACCGCCGTGCATGCTCTTCTGTCCTAGCTTATACACTTCACACTTCTTGTCAGTCTTACCAAGCACTACAAAATAAAAATCAAACGGCTTACCGTAGTGGGCTTCAAATAACATACAATATAAAGCAGCACTAAGCTGATACATATATTGGTCACAAGTATAAGTAAAACTATCTACGTCAGTTGGATGGGCAGTTGTCTTTACGTCTGCGATATAACCTTTATCTAGGTTTATATAATCCGCTCTAGCTTTTAACTTAACACCTTGAAGCGTAGTAGCTACAGAGTATTCGGATTCACCACCAGATAAGATTTCCATCGCTGCAGGTAAATCTTTTGCTGTCTGCGTCCAAGCTTCAACTCTCTTACGTTGAGGAGTAGACAATATGATATAGTCTGAGTTTTTTTCTTTAAAAGCTATCCAGTCTTTTCCTGCCTTACGCCATCCATCGAAAAACCTAAACTCGTTCTTAATCTCCTCCGGCTCTAATAATATAGAGTGAGCATACGTACCTTCATCAAAAGCATTACTACTTTTACGTTCAGGTTTTTCTAAAAGTATATACTCCTTATAAAAAGCGTCTAAATCTTTAAGTAGTGTTTTTAAACTACTAGAACTTAAATAACTCTTATCCTCATGGTACTGAGAATTAGTACAGTGATTAATCCCTTCTTTCAGCTTGAACTTCGTATTCATTTTTGAACTCCTCTTTGTTTAAGTTATGTTGATCTTCGTAACACTTATTGCATAAGAATATATGCGGCTGTATATAAACCTTTAAGCAATACAATTCCTCCTTATTTTTTTCACACTTTTCACACTTCAAAATAAACCTCCATTTTATTATTTTTAGAACAGTTTAAAGACTCTTCTAATATTTGCAAATTTTGCCAGACGTGCAAACCGCATACATTCTCTCCTTGTAAAGGAATGATATGGTCAACATGATACTTTAAACCCGTAACTGTCCCTAACCATTGAGCTTTTTCATATACTATTTTTATCTTATCTAACTCACTCCATTCAGGAGTTGCTTGTAGTTTTTTTGCATTTCTTCTCGCCTCCGATGCGTTCTTAATACCTCTATTATTTTCACGCCATTTTTTACTTATCAAGGCTATTTTTTCTTTATTATTTTCACGATATTTCCTTTCCTTTACAGATATTTCCTTTTGATTATCTTTATAGTATTTTCTTTTTCCAGCAAGTACTTTTTCTCTATTAGCTACTCTATATTTTTTATTTTTTAAAAGTATTTCTTCTTTATTATCCTCATAATGTCTTTTTTTAACAATATTTATTTTCTCCTTATTCTTTTTTTTATATTCTTTATTATACTTTTTAATACAAAGTGAGCAATTATAATCTAGCTTTTTCTCTCTATGCTTAGTCCAATTCTCACCAACTACAAGATTATCTGAACATTTATTACAGTTTCTCATGCTGCATTACCTATTTTAATTATCCAAGTTTGAGTACCTTTAATATTAACCCTAGACACTTTAAAGGATTTAGGATATTTTTTACTTAAACTCTTAAACCGCTCTCTACCAACACGAGTATTATATCCAAAGTATTCTTTAATAATCTCCCCTGCTTCAAATATTTCCATTTGCTTACCTGGATTATCCTTGCAAAATTTAAAAACAAAATACTCCTCCCACTCTTTCAACGACGATGCTCTAACTTCTTCAGTTCTTTCAGATATAAACACTTGTGACATTTCTTCGGCTTTGGTTTCATAGTTCCATAAAAAACCTGCTAACTGTTCAATGTTTTCATCTAAGAACAGATCTTTAATTTGAGAATCGTTTAAAATCTTAGTAAGTTTTATATCTGTTAATTCTAAAATACTAAATCTTCTATCATCAGCAGTTAGACTTATAGAGTCCATATTATTAGAAGAGATATAAAAACTTGCATAATTATGTATCTCTCTAGCGTCAATTCCTTTTTTCTCTATTTCAATAAAATCATTAACAACTAATTTAAGCTTATCCTCTTCTTCTTTATTTTTAATATAAATCTCATCACAATAGACTAGTCTCCTGTCTGCAATTTGAGAGTTAAATGTTCCTTTAAAAACTCTATCTGAACCTGCATAAAAATTATCAGTTCCGAATAAACGCCTCATTACCTCTCCAAGCACTCCTTTACCCACGCCAGGAGCGCCAATTGTAGTTAGTATACAATAATTTCTACCCGATAGTCCATGAGATAGCCATTTTATAAGATACTCATAAGACGGTTTATCATTATTTACCAAGTGCTTAAAGAACTTATCGTACATAACTGGCAAAGCTTTAGCAGTTACTTCATTTTCGCCTTTTGAGTAAAAATGATCTTCCTGCCAAAACGGAGGCTTGTAAGTATTAAAACTATGAGTACCGTCAATGTTCTTAATTAATAATCCAGAATCATATGGTCTGTAATCATACTCAGCTACATATATCTTAGAATGAACATCATACTTTGGATCGAACAGTTTTAATAATCTATCCTTATGAATCTTCCCAATGTTTCTATTTATATAATCAAGTATTTTAATCTGGTTCTCTTCTCCTTGCTGATCAGTTACAAGATCTGATCTTACTATTTTCTGAATCAACCCATAATTAGGACACTCTTCAATTACATCCATTACGATGTATTTCATGTTGTCTTTGTGTTTCTTAAACGCTTCGTCACGTTCCATCATTCCTAATATTTGCTTCTCACCAAGACCAAATTTAATAAGTTTATTAATATGTTTCTTAACTCCTTCTATTCTTTCAGACATTAACCCCTCCTTTTGGCTTTATAAGCGTGATCAACTGCGACTTCCAATTTATGCGCAGGATAACCATGATCTAATAATACCTCAAAAGTTCTCTGACTTAAAACTTCTAAAAAAGTTTCCTTATCTATACCAGTTTCATCAATTGCCCATAAAGTAATTCTGTATAGTTCAGGATACAAACCTGCTGAGTCTGCCCAGTCTACATATCTAAGCTTATTTTTCAAACCCGAACTTGCATACCTCCAAAAATCTGCAGCAGTTTCAACGCCGTCTACAAGCTCTACAGTCTCAATAGCTACATGCGGAGATACTTCAGGGCAGTTACTTAATAGCTCTTCAAACTCAAGCTTTTTTATCCTAGGTAAAATCTGTATAACAGCTTGTAAGTTCCCATTATCCCGTGTAAACATTGGAAACCTGCTTAATCTACTAGGATTTTTAGAAGAAGTGTCAATAACTTTTACACCAGCGTAATCGTCCACATAAGCCGCTATGCGCTGCCAAATTGCTTTATACGACTGAACACCTGCAAAGCTATGATGCTCAGCTTCTAACGGCTCCTCAAGGCTCAGTATGGCGTGATAAGACTTACCGCCAGAGTATACAATCGTAGTCCACTCAATTCCACACCCTTTGAGGATTCTAATTTGATCCACCAAACTTACCGTATCCATTTCAAACATAAAATTCCGAAACTTACTAACATTAAAATCAGCTCTTCTGGGAATATCATAATCTCTTCCTTCCTTTTGAAGATACCCGTGATCATGTTGAGTATCTAATGGGTTAATGCAGAAATACTCATGCTTCTCTTTTGGAGGAAGCGCTAATACTTCATTAGCATATCTATTACCATAACATGTTTTCTCGTCTTTGTCAAACAAAATGTCCCAAAAGCTGTCCATTATAGTCCTTTTCTGTACATGTACAGGTGCTTAGACAGGGATAAGTCTATGATATTGTTCAGAAGACATGAAGTACAGGCTTTTCCCAAATTGCCACCGTAGCATATAATATATTTTCCCTCTATATATATGCATCCCAATTCGTCTCTTTTACTCACATTCATATTTTTTTCTCCATTTATAAGCTTATTAAGCTTCTCCAGCGTCAATATCCGTTTTAACCTGTACTTCTGACTTCTTCTTTAATTCTACATACTTACGACAATAATGACCCTGTCTTACGTCTGTACTAGACAGATTACCATATTTAATATATGCTAACCCATTGATATCATAGGGACAATAATTATTCCCACACTTAATTGTACAGAACGGACAACCATTACTTAATACGTTCGATTTTGGTGTATCCATAAAACTCCCTAATAGCAGCTGCCTTTTCCACGATCAACCAATCATCAGGATCAATCTCTTCCATATACCAAAGACATACCATAATAATCGGAATGCCTATAGTTGCAGATATCATGTTAATACCTTCAGCGCCGTCTTTGTGTAAAGTCTTAAGCACCAGTTCTTTACTTCCAATATAATCCGATTCTTTAACTACCATCTGAATTCCTACCCATTAGTTCATCTACTGCATTCTTACTCTTCTCAGCGTCAAAAGCGTCACTAGCGTCCTTAATAAACTTAGCATCTCTAAACGCTTTCGCTACAGCATGAACCAGCTGATAAAACATACACGCTCCAAACGCATAAGCCCAAAACGGATTCACACTTCCTAAGCAATAAGTTATAAACGCAAACGTGCTAATCTCAAAGATAATCATAAATAATTTAAACATGCTACTCTCCTTCTTGTAATTTAGATTTTAGTCTCTTTAAGTTCCGAGTCAACTGTGTCATGCTAATCTTCATTGCCTGCAACAATAACATTCTCCTACTTTCATCGTCCAAGCCTATTAGTTGTTTTGACAACTGCGTCTGAAACTCAAGAAGCGTCGGATTCTCCTCTAGCACCTTATCAATTTCATTCTGTGCATTTTTAATTATTTCATGTTGGTATTCATTCATGACATATCTCCTAGTAGTTTTTTCGCCTTAATCATATAATCATAGTTTTTATTTTCACCATGAATATTTAACACTCTTTCGTAAATAAACTCAAAATGTTTTTTAAACTCATCAAGTTCCTGCTCCGTCTCACATAATTTCATTTCCAATTTAGCATACTGTGCTATAAAATTATCATCTACTTTACTCATCCTTGCATCCTTTCTTGAACTTCAGCAGCCAACACATGTATTGGATGTTTATTTGCCTTAAAATACAACTGATGAAGCGCCACTACCCAATCAGTTCCAAACCTTTCAACCATTTTTTTAGTATAATAATTCTCAGCCATGCTAACCGTTCTACTACTATAACCTGCCAATCTAAAAGTGAGGAATTTGTAGAATAACATCAGCTCTCCATCTACTCTAACACCTTTTGATCTTGATGTCAAGAAAGTACTTGCAAGGAACCAAACTTTCTCAAGCGTCGATGGCGCATACAACTCCGAACACGATTTATAAAAGTAAGTATCTCTTGGCTGTCTCATATATCTCATGTTAAACTTATACGGCTCCGAATCATCGTAGCAGTATTTATTTTGCTTCCCATAATCTACTACATCATCTATTAAGTCCTTTCTCATGATGTAAATAGATTGCATGATGATTCCATTATACTCATCATGACTTACAGTATTAAACTCCCCATGTTGGGGATGATTTTTAGGATACCCATTCAAGCCTACACTCTGCCTACCATATAAACCTTCCACCACCATCGCTTCTTGCATGTTAACATCTAGTTGATACATAAACTGCTCATCATACACGCCTAAAGTTGCCATTAAAGTCGCAAACATTCCTGTAAACAAATGCGGATTCTCATTGTCGTAGCCTTTTAGTTTTGATGCTAATCTCGGCATTAGTGACAACCGCATATACTCGTCACTATAATAGTCAAAATAATCCTTAACTGCCTGCTCGGCTTCTTTAGATAAAAACATGTTACTCCTTTGGTGGATCCAACCTACCTAATAATTTCTTTAGTTTAAAATCTACTACATATATTTTACACTTATCACTTGTACGCCTCAAATTCTGCAACATTTCATTCACCTGTAATAGTTTATCCAGTTTCCACTTAAGCATTCCATCTGGTAAATTTTTTGTCTTTTTCGTCATGTTAATCTCCGCGCCACTAATGCCTTCTAACATTGTATCATAGCTCTTATAACTTGTCAAGCGTAAAACCCAACATATATTATTAATAATAAACCAAAACGGTATCAAAATAAAACACGCTAATCTAAGTAACATCATTTCTTCCCACCCCGAACCTTCGCTAATGTTTCTTTTGCACATTTGGACATAATATCTTTGGTATTTATTTCTACTATGCATGCGTTATTGTCTTCTAATATTTCTATGTCGTAATTTTCTATATCTGCATAAAACTCCAAAGCCTCGACACAAACCGCAAGTTCGGCTTCCTGCTTTTTTAGATATTTTATTAAATCGCTATGAGATTTTGGTGAGCAGTATATATGATCGCTTGGGCACATACATTCTATTATATAGATTTTGTCGTTGGTGTAGTCTTTGCCCATAGAACCCCACTCCGATTGCTCACTCATCTTTGCCCCCGATACATGCATAAACTGCATTTGTTTATATTCATCTTGAACCTCTTCAGTAAAAGTATCTTCATCCCAAGAGATCCCCACGTCATCTTCATCATGAACACTCATTGTGCCTGTTGCTGGACATGATTTACATTTAATAGGATCACCATCCCATACCCAACCTTCTTTCGCTTCCGAGTCGGTGTAAACTTCTATCCTTGAGTAACCACAACAAGCACATTCATCAGGGTATTTTCTCCATATTTTCTTTTCCATCTACTCCCCCTCATCTTCTAATATACAAATTAGCAGCATAAAATTAATGTTCCATTGGTCTTTTTCAGCATAAGTATAAGAAGCATTAGAAGCATCAGAAGCATCATAAGCATAAGCAGCGGAAGCATAAGCAGCAGCATCATAAGCATAAGCATCAGAAGTATAGGCAGCATCAGAAGTAGCAGAAGCAGCATAAGAAGCATCAGAAACAGCAGCAGCAGCATAAGAAGAAGCAGAAACAGAAACAGCAACAACATAATCACAAGCACGTCTTTTTATTAATAATTCATCTAACGATATTAAGCCTAGTAAGAAATCTTTATTAGCTTTTAAGCACTCATTAACCCTATTATCGTTAGGGTATTTTTCATTGTAAATATGGGCAACTGACTTCGCACATTCTAATGACCACCATTTTAAAATATTAACATTAACCATTTTTCTTATTAGCCATTCTTTATTGTTATGAGGGATATGTTCTAACTGTAAAAACTCAACCATCGTCATATTAAAATCAGGATAATACTTGACTAAGTTTTCGTACACGCTTGTGTATGGGTCGAGTTTTTTAATATCTTCTAGTGTTATTTTGTTCATCTATTCCACCTCTTCTTTTAATATACGAATTAGTAACATAAAATTAATGTCCCATTGGTCTTTTTCAGCATAAGTATAAGAAGCATCAGAAACATCATAAGTAGCATAAGCAGCGGAAGCATAAGCAGAATAAGTAGTAGCATAAGCAATGGCATCAGAAGAATAAGCATCAACAGAAGTAGCATAAGCAGCGGAAGCATAAGCAGAATAAGCAGCATCATAAGCAGAAGCATCAGAAGCACCAACAGCAGCAGTAGCCGCACGTCTTTTTATTAATAATTCATCTAACGATATTAAGCCTAGTAAGAAATCTTTATTAGCTTTTAAGCACTCATTAACCCTATTATCGTTAGGATATTTTTTATTGTAAATATGAGCAACTGACTTCGCACATTCTAGTGCCCACCATTTTAAAATATTACCATCAACCATTCTCCTTATTAGCCACACTTTAGCTTTATGAGAGATGTGCTCTAACTCTAAAAACTCAACCATCGTCATATTAAAATCAGGATAATACTTAACTAAGTTTTCGTACCCACTTCTGCATGGGTCGAGTTTCTTAATATCTTTTAGTGTTATTTTGTTCATCTATTCCACCTCTTCTTTTAATATACGAATTAGTAACATAAAATTAATGTCCCATTGCTCTTTTTTAGCATAAGCAGAATCATCATCATCATAAGCATAAGCATTAGCAGCATAAGAAGCAGTAGCATAAGAAGCATAAGCATAAGCAGTATAGGCAGCAGTAGCATAAGAATAAGCAGCATAAGCAGAAGCATCAGAAGCATAAGAAGCACCATCATCATCAGAAGCCGCAGCCGCAGCCGCAAAGGCAGCATCAACATCATAAGAAGTAGAAGAGGCAGCAGTAGCCGCACGTCTTTTTATTAATAATTCATCTAACGATATTAAGCCTAGTAAGAAATCTTTATTAGCTTTTAAGCACTCATTAACCCTATTATCGTTAGGATATTTTTTATTGTAAATATGAGCAACTGACTTCGCACATTCTAATGACCACCATTTTAAAATATTAACATTAACCATTTTTCTTATTAGCCATTCTTTATTGTTATGAGGGATATGTTCTAACTGTAAAAACTCAACCATCGTCATATTAAAATCAGGATAATACTTGACTAAGTTTTCGTACCCACTTCTGCATGGGTTGAGTTTCTTAATATCTTTTAGTGTTATTTTGTTCATCTATTCCACCTCTTCTTTTAATGCCATAATCGCTGCGTATGCGGCTCGGGCTGCGGCTTCTGATGCGCTCTTGTACCAACCATCTTCAAATACATGACAATCTATATTTACCAATGAAACCCAGTATCGCTCGTCTTTAACTGACATATCTATCTTTATTTCAATACATACCCCCAGCTTTTCAAAAACTGGGATTTGTGCGTCTAGTGAGGTGGTGTAAATACCGTTCTTTATTAACTCAATATCTTGTCCATAACCTTTGGCAAATTCCATCACTTGTGAAGGTATCCATGTGTGATTGGAATATATTCTGTAGCCCATAAACTCAGCTATCCCACGGTTAATTTCTTCGTTTGTTGGTTTCATTCTTTCACCTTTGTTAATGTTTCTTCTACCTTTAAATAAGTTCTTTCATGTAAATGTAAACCGTCTTCCATTACTCCATTCAAAGCCTCAACACACACCGCAAGTTTTAAAATACTGCCCATAAGCAATGTTGCACATTCTGCAACGGCTGCAGCTTTATCCAACTCGTGATCTATTTCTTCTTCTTGGCTTTGCATATATTCACATGCTGCCATCCAACCTTGATTTGCTGATGAATACCAAGAGTAGTTAATCTCTTCTACTTCATTTATTTCCCAATCTTGAAACGCTTCTTCCCATTCTTCTTTACTCATACTCGTCTCCCTCTTCCAACTCTAATCCTAATTTAGCTAACAACTCATCAAAGTCATTTAACCCTACATATTCCTTATACTCCGATACCACATTATTATAATAATCCTGATCCGGCTTTTCAGGCACTAGCATCACTAAAAACTCCACATCTAAATACACTCCAGTTTCTAAGCTACTATGCTGTGACAACACTCTTCTTTTATGTACATCATTCTTATAAGCTGGCATTTTATAGGCTCCGTTTTTGTTTTTTAATTTATTCATGTTAATCTCTACGTCTTCTAATTGTTAATCTCTACGTCTTCTAATTGTTAATCTCCCTTTTCACGTTTATTATACCTGAAAATACTTATAAGCAGCTTCCAAAGCCTCAACCACTAACAACGCCTTCAAATCTTCATCCGGCTCAATTATAATCCAATCTGGCTCTTTTGCCACTAACACTTCACCCACTTCAATATCGTCTTCACTATTTACAATCATTTCAGCGCTTATTTCGTGCCCTTTATATTGCACTCTTACATCTTCTAATAACACATATCCCACTTCAAGCTCTTCCTGTTCTAAGTGATCATGTAACTTTTTTTCAAAATACCGATCTTCCTTACTATTTCCGTAACAACCCGCCATGATATCGTCCTTTTCAAGCGTCTCAAGCTTTATTACTTTGCCGCTTCCTATATTACTATTATACACCACTCTTCGATGCCTGTCAATACATTTTTTGAATAAGTTGTTATTTTTTCGCATTTTTAAGTTCCGATTTTCTAATCTTAATACACTGCTTCTTAAGCTTCTTAAGCCTTTTAACATAATCCTTAAACTCAGCAACCTCTCCAGTACAATTAAACGCTTGATCAGATAAAAACCCATGCTTATTCTTACGACTACCAAAGAAGTCATCATAGTAACAAATATTAAGCACTTTACTAATAAGTTCACTTACCGCTAGATCCATTAAATATGCATAAGCACTACCGATGCCACCTTCCCGTGCTTTAAGTGTTTCATAACAGTAGTCATCTGCTGCATTAGCTTTCTTAATTACTTCAAACATTTTTCTAGCTTCCATTTTTTCCCCCTGTTGTTAGTTTAATTTTTTCTCCTGTTGTTAGTTTAACATAGATCATGTTGTTTGTCAACCGTTTTAATTCCATGTTAATCTCCTCGTTTTTAATGTTTCTAACTCTCCGCTTAAATCTTGGCAAGGTTCTTGCACTTAAAACACTCCACTGCTGCCAAAACCATTATCACCTCTGCTACTACTTAAAAACATATCAACCTCTTGTAGCTCAAACACCGCTAACGGCATAATCACCAACTGCCCACATCTATCACCTTCAGTATACTGTGCCGTCGGAGTTTTAGTACGCTTATACCTAAAAGCGATGTTACCTTGATACCCTGTATCTATTATTCCGATAGAATTAGCAAGCATTATATCAAGATTAGATACACTACTTCTAGGTACTAACAACCCCACATGATCCTTCGGTATATTCACAGCAATATGCGTGTTATATTGGACATACTTATCATGCAATGTCACACTAGAACAAGTCATGTCGTAACCTGCGTCAGTTACATAAGACTTAACCGGCGTCACCGCCTTCTCACTTAATTTTTTAAATTCAATAATCATGATAACTCTCCTACTCTATTATTACCATGTGGCAATTCCATAAACTCTATATTAGTCTTATTCAAATCCGCCTGGGTTCTAAATTGAACATAATAACCACAAAAGTTACAAGTCTCGCCATCGTCACATTCTGTTACTTCAAACACTTTATGATCGTCTTGCTCTTCTAAAGTTCCCTTTTTACAGGTACAAAGTGGAACCTCTACTAGTTCCGAGTTTCGTTTTGTAATACTCATTTTTTAATCTCCGGTTTTTTGGTTTTTTGTTTGTATCATGCTAATCTCCTCGTAGCAATATCATGCCGTAACACGCTACCGCTAATGTTAATATAATTAATAATTCTACTTCCATCTTTAAGCTCCCTATAAACAATATTCATTTAACACAGCTCTTAAAAGGCGATAGCTCGCCAACCTAACCACTAGATGTTCTCCAGTACCACCAGATCTACTCTCACCCTTGCAAGGATGCCGGCGCCGCCTCTCCGCTCCAACGACATCAGGCAGGTTACGCCTTTAACACTCTATACTATATCGGCATTCCATTGCCTCTGTTTATCGTCGGTACTCCGAGTAGGAACTTGGACTAGTGATTTAAAGTCTTACAAGACTAGCACAATTCTTCGCAAGGCTTCCCAAGCTACAGGAGTGCAATTCTTATGTTACACTAATATATCTCAACCACTTTATCCACTAACCCCCATGCAACAGCTTCAGAAGCCGTCAGCACCCAATCTGCCTTCTCCACTTTATCCACTAACGCTTTTTTAGTAATTCTTTTTTTAACGATGATACTATCACGGTAAATATCATAAATAAGCTCCTCTTGAATCTTATGAAGCCTTTCCCAAGCCTTCCTATTCAACCTGGAACCTTCAAAAGCTGCAGTACCCTCGTGCAACATCATATAAGAATTCACACTCATAAACCTTTCATCACCGGCTTGCATTATGACGCTTGCCATGCTGGAGACGCCGCCATAGCCTATAATTCTTACTGCATTTTTCATACTTTTAATTGCATCATAAATTGCCAAGCCATTATCTACACACCCACCATCTGAAGACAATAAAACTGTCACCATTCCGGTAGTTCCGTCTAGTATATGTAGGTTCGATACTATAGTATCCTTCATAAGCTCATCAATATCTCCAAAAATCTTAATAGTCTTAGTCGGTACATAAATATCATAAGCGTGAAAGTTTTCAATATTTGATGTTAATTTATCACTCATTTTTTAATCTCCGGTTTTAATTTAATCATGTTAATCTCCTCGCAAATACAACTCCCTTCGATTTCAATACCATCATCGTATTTTATAAATAATGTATAATCACAATTATCACATTTTATAATCTCAATTACACTATCATCACTCACAATAATGCTCCTTTATAACCTGTATAATGTCACTAACTATTAACTCCACCTGATCCGATTTTATCTTACTCTGATGTTTTAATAGTAACATGTTAATAAGCCTAACCTTTAAATCTTTCACACTAATGCCTTTTTAGCTTCAACCGTTTCACTCGTAACAAGCTTCGACTCCTCTTCATCTTCAACAATATGATCATGATATTCAAAGCACCCATCACTGTACACAAGTTCAATGTTATTCTCATCATCTCTTTGATGTTTTAATAAAAAATCATATATAAACTTATCCAGCTCCGATTTTAGGTAAAAAGTTTTAACATAATCGTTAAAGCCGTTCGTATAAGTTACAAAATAATTCGAATAAATCTTTCCATTTAAAATCATGTTAATCTCCTTATAGCGGCTTTATTACCACTCCTCAATTGTAAAGTTATAATATCCTAGCGAATCCATTACTGCAATCGCCTCTTCTCTAGTATAATCCATTTCCCATAATAAGTCAACAAAAAACTCCTCCTGTATGTCGTCAATATTCCACGGTTTAGTAAGAGAATGATAATATTCCTTGAAATAATGCTCATCCCATTGAAGTTCTAGAATCTCCGCTGTCATGTTAATGTTTTGTTGGCTTGAATTGATTGTTCTAATTGCATTCATGATAATTTTCCTTTGTAGTAAATTGGTATTAATGTTTCTAATAAACTCATTACATTATTATAATGTTTTTCGTCTAATCCCATTTTTAATGCATCTTCTAACCCTACTTCTAACCATTCAGTGTATAACATTTGCACACATCCTATCCGAATATGATAATCTGTAAAGGTTATGTTGTATTGGAAGTTTGACTGATTGTATATGCTTAAACATTCTATAGTTATTTCAGCTTCACCAGCCACCCAAGCTTCCCCAGCCACTCTAGCTTCACCAAACACCCTAGCTTCACCAAACACCCAAGCTTCACCAAACACCCTAGCTTTATCAAACACCCAAGCTTCATCAGCCACCCCAGCTTGACCAGACACTCTAGCTTCCCCAAACACTCTAGCTTCACCAAACACTCTAGCTTTATCAGCCACCCAAGCTTTACCAGCCACCCTAGCTTCACCAGACACTCTAGCTTCCCCAAACACTCTAGCTTCACCAAACACTCTAGCTTTATCAGCCACCCAAGCTTCACCAACCTGCGATAAATTACTCTCCTTCTCTATAAAACCGCCCAAGTCTCCAGATTTAACGCTTCCAAAGTCCTTTAACGCTTTTATCCGGTATAAAGTTGTTCCAAAATGATCAATTGATTCAGTAGTTAGTTCGTATTTTTCATCCATTTTTAAGCTCCTTTAGCTGTTACATAATGGTAACATAAAAGGTATCGCCATGTCAAGATAAAACTTTAGCTATTTTAATATTTATGGATGTTTTACAGGTGTTACTATTTTTTAGACTCTAATATTGAATCAAATATACGATAATATACTTGCAATTTATCATTTACAGACAATGCATTACGCAATATCTGCTCGGCAGTTCTAAGTTTTCCAGCCTTAACCGCCTCTAGTAGTTCCGTTTCATGTTCGTGTTTTAAGCTTTCTAAATATTGAATGTCTGACTCTAAATTGAATAGATCTAGTACCATGTTTTAATCTCCTTTATCTAATTCTAAGATATCAACCTTTCTAAGTATTCAATTAATGCACACATCTCAGCTCTATTAAGCTCCATAGTTTTAGAGTTTAACAATTCCGACACCGAAACTAAAACTTTATCACCATCCCCAATCCTGCCCAACTGTAATTTTCCAACTTCGTCGGCTCCGTTGAGTTTTTTAAGACTAAAACCGCTTCCAATTGTAAGTTCTCTTGTAAGTCCATTATAGGACTTGAGATTATAAGCCATGTTAATGCTCCTGTTAATACCATGTTAACTCCTTTATTACTTTATAGGACATACTCCACCTTCGCAACCAATCTGATCGGAACTTATAGAGTTTTCATCAATTTCAACGCTAGTAATCGCCTTTACTTTTTTGATTCGATCTTTATACTCCGATTCAGAAATAGCTTCCAACGGTGCTTGAATGAAACCATGATCACTGTGTAATAAAAATGAAACTGTTTTAATATTGTTGTTAAAGTTTTCAAGTAACCACTCCTTTATTCCATCTAGTTCTTCTTTCTTATAATATATGGTAACACTTACTGCATTATCAGACCATTCAGATTGTAACTTTTTAACAATTTCTAATTGATCAATAGCAGAACAGTCTTTAGCAACTTTAGCATGCTTAGGAAGTTTACAAGGAAATTCTACAACTACAGTACCCCTATTTTCAGTACCGTCGAAGTTTTTAACATATTCAACTGGATACCCATTAGTCCTACAAACGTCAACCAATGGTATATCACTAGCCATTCGCACCCTTCTAATATAAAAATGCGAGTAACCTGGATGCGCCCCAGGAGTAACGCCGCTTAGAAGTGACAACGTGCCACTCGGCTTTACAGTAGTAAGTTTAATACTAGTAGGAAACCCATGTTTCTTTGAATACTTCTCATCATACAATCTTAATTCTGAATAACATTCACTAAGCCATGATATTTGTTTCTTCGTAGACATGCAATAGCCTGTAATACCAATTCCCATTCTCATGTTTTTATGCACTACGTCTTCTGTATTTTTATGATGACATTTTATTGCCAATGAATGCTTACAAATTCTATATAAATACTTAGACACTTTAAAAAGTTCTTCTTTTGATTCTATATTAGGCAAATGAATCTCTGCCAAACAACAAGTTTCATAAGGTTCTAAACTTTGTTCGGCACAAGGATTGTAACCTTTAACGCCTTGATCTGGATAGTCAAAATCATCTGTCCTACCTACGTTTTGAGATAGTTTTAAATTAATCAACCCATAAGCTTCACCGTTTCCAGTGTAACCATTCCAAAACTGTTCTGGTAACAATGATATATCATTACACACAATGCTATTATTAGACATTGCTCTCCAATTAGGAATGTTACCATTGCTCCAATCTTTAGCAGCTAAAAACTGTAAATCATCATAATCACCAATGGCAATTTGTGCAGACCTTCTAACATTACCAGCTACAACAATGCTACCGATAATATTCATGATATCCAAACAATCTATAGGTCTTAACTGTTTCCCTCTTCTAGAGTCAAGCACGTTTATAATATTGTTAATTCCTATTACTAAATCTTCCGCACCGCTAGCAGTTCCGCCAAATCCTTTTATTGGACTTCCTTTACTTCTAATACAATGCGTGGAATATGTAAAACCTTCCCCACTATAGAAATAAGCCTTTAAAACTCTACCTAATAACTTAACCCAACCTGTACGGTTATCAGGTACTATAAAATCTGCATCTGCAACGTCTAACCTTTCTATTTTTATTTTCTTACGTTGCAACCTTGGAAGTTTATAAACATACTCTCTTTGAATATTATACCCTACGCCCGATCCAAGCATTAGCATATCCATAGCCCAAGTAAACGGCTCTATAGGACTATCAACTATCGTAAGAGCGCAGTTTTGTAAAGAAGCTAGCCCCAACCTATCAACGGTTTTACTACCTAGCTGCCAAAAGAATCGACCAGCTACAGTACCCTTTAATGCTAGTAACATTTCTCTAACTTCTTGTTCTTCTTTTTTACTAAAACCAATCTTAAGCTGTTTATCACAACCTTTTATCATTCTTTCTACAGTATCAGGATACTCTTCAACTTTAGAAGATGTACTGTTTTCGTTTAACTTCCTACTATAGGTTCTTTTATAAACTATATAGCCTATATCGCCCCACGGTATTTTATCTGACATTTATAATCCTTGATCCATGATAATTAATACTAACTTATGATTATCCTCTCTAGTCGCTAACAATATAGGATTCTCAACTGCCTTCTGAAGCTCTTCCCATTGTTTACCACTTTTAGGAAGTTCAATGTCTTTAGTTACAACGTAATTCTGCTTTAACTTCTCATCTTCTACGTTAAGCGCCTCTTGCATTTGTTCAATGGTGATTTTATTATTAACCATTTCATTATCATATTTGTCAAAAATAACCTTCCACTCTTCTAAGTATTTAGGCAAATTCTCAACCGGCATTCCCGACTGTCTCATGATTTCGATTTTCATATTATTTCTCCTTTCGCTCTACTCTAGCTTTAACTCTGTTTTTCTCTAAACTCTCCTTAGCCTGTTCAATAATATCTAAGCTAAACAATGCCAACGCTGGTAATAAAAACACCAACGCTAAACCTGCATTACCTACATACATTAAACCAAGTCCAGTTGCTAACGCTGTATAACCTATAGCTGTTTTTGTTCTCATGCTGTCACTTCCTTTGCTACGTCGTTTATAATATCCATTAACTCTTCTGCAGATAGTTTTTCTTTATCACTTTTCAACGGCTTTCCTTCAGGTCTTATTTCTGAAATATCCCTTTCTTCCCTCATGCTGTAACTCCTTGTATCTCTGGACTCCAGTTTTTGACGTCCGTTCTGTTTTTACATTTACCATTTGAGCAACACCTAAAATACTTTTTCCCATCTGGTCTGCTCATGATGATTAACTTTAAATAACCGCTGCCACATTTATGACAATTCCATTTATCCTTAAGCTCTTGTAACGGCGTCTCTTGACTCTTTTTAATCTCCGAAACTTTTGGTTTATTCTTATTATTAAAATACCTCACAACGTCTTCAACTGGTATGTCAGAAAGTTCATCATTTACATATACAATACTACTGTCAAAACCTTGTTGAAGCGTCTTAAGGTCTGTTAACAATCTACTAATTTTTTTATCTTTTTGATTCAATTTTGATTTAAGAGATGATATCGTCTGCTTTAACGCTTGCACATCACCCCTAATATTATCTTTATTTCTCAAGTGATTCCTTTTTAGTTAACTGTAATAATATCACCATTTTGATCAATCTTAAAGCTACATCGAAAGCCGTCAGTAGTTGTATAAGCTACATTAGGACTTAACACACTTAAAAATTCCCTACTACCGCTAGCCTTATAATATGCTACCACTTGCGAACCAAATTTTATCAACACTTCATCAGCTCCTAGAGCGTCTCCACAAGGATTCAAAATCTCAACACTACTAGATGCAACCACTCTTTGAAGTCTTCTAATAGCTCTTTCAGAGCGTTGCAACCGTCTTAGTATTTTAGTAGTTTTTCTACTTAATTTGTTTACTCTTTTACTAACTTTTTTAAGTTTTCTATAATTACGCCTTACAAAACCTTCTAAATCTTCCAAATCTCCCTCTAATGATTCAATTCCATCACTGTTTGAATCAACATCTGATTCTAAATTACTAATATCTAACCGTACAGCCTCCAACACTCTATTAATTTGCTCAATATCGTCGCCATTAGCGGCAATGTTAGAAGCGTTTAAGTCGATCAATTGAAACTGCAACTCATTTGCAAACTCTAAAAGCTCAATTCGTTCTGCATGTTCATCTAGTCTTTGATCCTGTTTTGTATCGTTATTATGATCATCTCCTGATATTGCTTTAACTATTTTTCTTGGAACTTTAAAAACTGCCCCAACTAATTTAGTTCCATCATTTTTAATATCACAACCTACTAAGGTTAGCACTGCTAATGTTAATACTACTTTTTTCATGTTCGAATTCCTTAAGTTGAAGCCATGATAATCATGACTAATATTATTATTACTATCACACTTTCATATTCAAAATGCATTACAAGTACTTCTTTACTTTCTTTAAATAGTTTATCACACTTGGCAAATTAATGCAAGCTTTTCTAGTTCCGCAATTATAACGCATAATCGCTTCCTCTAGTGGGTAAGTCTTATAAAACCACGAGAAGACTTTAAAACCTGCCTCTGTACTGTAATTTGTATCGATCAATAGCTTTTGCCTATCAAGCTTATACGCTTTAATATTGAATTCATTTATTTGAAATAGACCATAATCAGATGATCGCTCATTAACAGCTCCAACATTATAAGATGATTCTACCCTAGCAATAGCTGCCATAATGTTACCAGGAATGCCGTAAGTCTCACTATGTTCCGAGATTGCAGTAGTAATTTCAAATGCTTTATCTCTATTAATATTTGGTTTGTTCATAACTATTTGAGTCATTAAAACCGTCAATGCTAACATGCTCATTTTTTACTCCACTCACATCTTTCACCCATTGCTACTGAATAACTGTCTTGATGTTCCCCTGAATATTTAGGGCTCATATATTTATCTATATACAACATAGCATAATGAGCGAGTTGTTCAGCTTGTACCATGTTTAGTGCTAAATGCTCATCTCTCTTAACTAAATACCTAGACAAACCTTTCTTTACTTTATCCCTGTTCATTTTTCCCCCTTACTAGTTCCGACTAAATCCATGATAGCTTTAAACAACTCATCATCTGTTAATGTTCCGAATATTTTTTTGCTCTCATCGTTTGTTGTTTTAGTCATGTTATCCCCTTTTTAATATTATACTACAAGCGCTTATAAATGTCAAGCATTAAATCAACTCTTGACTATTAATAATATCTAATAAATCTTGCTCACAATCTTCAATGTCTTGATCTACTTCATATCTATTAGCACAATATGCAACCAACTGAGTTAAATCAATCCCAACCGTTGGCTTATAATAAGTTCTAAAATCTAAAAAACACGATTCAGCTGCAACAATATTAGGCTTATATCTTAAATCACAAAACGCAGCCGCCTTTTGAAAGTCAGGCTCTAGTGATATTCTCTCAGGCGCTTCTACCTTTGCCGTTGCTTCCCCTTCTAATTCATGTTTAAATTTGCCACAGCTAGCAGTGATTAATATTAGTAAAAATAAGATTATAAATTGTCTCATGATACCGCCTTAATTAATATCTTGACTATTGACCTACGTGGGCATTTTTCTGCAACCATTACTAATTTAATATATCTATCTACATCAAGCGCCCCTATTATAAGATAATTATATGTTACTTTTTGACTAGTAGTTATTTTTAGATTATAGTTCATGGTTAAATACTCCTAGAATTTTATTAAATGTTCTATCACTTTCCTTTTCTAACCTGTCCCATAATATCGCTTGCAATTCAGACTTATAAGGTTCATAGTCTTTGCCGTCTACACCCCTACAATAAGGATCTTCTAGTATTTCTTTAATTTTCCAAGTAGGAATAAATTTTAATTGTTTCATCATGATACCACCTGAGTTAAAATTGCCGCTAAAATAAACACACTTAAAATAATTAACATGTATAAAACCATTATAACCCCAATTCGTCTTTAAAAACGCTCATTAATAATATAACTATCATAAAAAATACAACCATTACGCCACCTCTAATATCATATTATCTTCAAAGTCAAGCGTTACCCTTGGCGTTTTAACGTACCACTTAAAATCTTTTTGAAATACTCTATAACCTGAGGGCAGTAGATCATTCATACAATTTTTAGTGTGGTTAGTTTTAAAGCCGCTAGTGTTTAATCTTACTTCATTTTCACAACGATGATAAATCACAGTATCATATAATTGAGCAATAGTATTTTTAACTGACTCCATGTTTAAGTCGGTTAAGTAAGTTGTAACTAAGTTTAAACCTTTTCTTTGTTTTGTCATGTTAATCCTTTGGTTGTTAAGTTCTTAATTAAGTATAATACAAGCGCTTAATCATGTCAAGCATTAATCTAATAAGATTGAATGATAATCATAGTCCTACCAGGAACTTCAAGCACAATAGTATTATCTCTCAATTCATCAATAGAATCAAGCCCATATTGCTCTAAAAAATACTCTGGTTCATCTTCTACGAAGTCACAATCTAAAGCTATAACGTCAAGCTCCGAATCTGGAGAAACTTCCTCAATGAAGTCATACAATGCGCCTAATCCTTCATAACTCCATGATTCATGTCTATTTTGATCTCTAAATGCGTCTCTAAAATCGTTCTTCGTAATTGTACTAATCATGTTAATCCTTTGGTTGTTTTGTTCTTAATTAAGTATATTACATCTATCGACATATGTCAAGCAAACTTTAACACTATTCTAAATATAATTCTCTTATAGTAACCTCTTCAAGTTTTGTTAAACTATTAAGAGCTGCGTCTATTTTTTTAGTATCTACCACATTATAAGTATTATAAACTTCATAACAAAACCCATTAGGATTTGGAGCAAGCCCGTAGCTTACCAATTCAATATCACCTACGTCCGTTTCTAACAAGTCAATAAGTTTTAATACGTTTGGGGTTAATTTATCAGTCATGTTAATCCTTTTGTTGTTTTGTTCTTAATTAATTATACTATATTCATCGACATATGTCAACAATTATTTAGCATTATTTTTAAATATCTTAACATCTTTCAACTTACTAATCCTATCAACTAATAAAGGACACTCAACGTCAACAAAAAGCGCTGGCTTTCCATTAACATTGAGCGCCTTAACAGCACATTTTAACTCCTGATTACAATATAAGAAGAGAAGTTTTTGCCGATCCTGATCAGCGTAATAATCTTGAGTAGTAAATGTAGTTACAATTAAACTCATTATAAACTTCCTTTTAGTTTTTTAGCCTTAGAAACGCAAGATCTTGCTGCGACTAAATAGTGAATAAGACGCGTAGCTTTCGCTAGCATAAGATAGGATTTTGCCTGACCTAGTATTGATGCAATTTTTTCATCGTTTACAAGTTCCTGCATGTTTATAATTTGTGTCATGATAATCCCTTTGGTTGTTTTGTTCTTAATTAATCATACTAAACATATCGGCACACGTCAAGCATTATTTAGCATTATCTTAATTTAATTCATGATATATTTTGCCTATCAACTTTAAGTTCCAATAGTTTTATACTATTATATAACAAGATAAACAAAACCGTAAATGGGACGTGAATATGTATTATAAAGGTGGTAGACAATACCGAGCACTAAGAAAAGGATTTACCGAGCATGGAAAACCCTTTTGGCGCAAGCAAACCTTTATAGACTTACAAAACAAATGGTACGAAAAACTAAAATCTAAGGGCTTCAATGACCTCGAACATCTTGACAAAAAGTCAGGTGCCGGTCAAGATACGCCTTTTTTAGCCGGAAATGTGTCAAATTTAGTCCAATCTTACGACCCTTTGGTAGAAAACTACTTCAGAAGCTGCCGAAATTACTTACATTATGCCAAATTCCCTTCAAAAGCTCATAAAGTCATGTGGGAATGCTTTTGCGAGGGCTATTCTTACCGCCAAATGATACCGATCATTAAGAAGAAAGCCAAGATAAGCCGCTCAGTCTTCTGGATAAGCGACCACCTCAACAAGCTTAAGCGTGCTATGGTAGAATTCAACCTCAATGATCCAGAAAGGTTTATAGATGAAGATGAATAGCCAAGCTTCCCAAGCTTCCCAAGCTTCCCAAGCTTCCCAAGCTTCCCAAGCTTCCCAAGCTTCCCAAGCTTCTCAAGCTTCCCAAGCTTCTCAAGCTTCTCAAGCTTCCCAAGCTTCCCAAGCTTCCCAAGCGCTTACAAAGCCTTTCAACCCCCCCACCCCAAAATCCGAAAACCCTAGGTTCCCTCTATATGAGTTAAAGAGTAATAATAAAAAACTATATTTACACACTGCTTATGCCCCCTCCCCCTGTTTAGGTTCCGTCTTAACGTCATTACAACCACTTAGGGTACCTACCCCCAAAAAAATTTTACAGCCCAAATATGTAAAAGCAGCTAACCCATTGATATCACATAAACACGGAGCTAACAACACCTACATAGTTAAGAAAGCAATAAGAAACCAAAAGCAACCCAAGGAAACGCAAAATGACTGACAAACACAAACCAGCCTCCACGCTGGAAGATCTAAACATCCAATACAACATCATATGCGCCAAGCTAGGCGATATAGTGTTCAAACGTAAACAAACTGACGAAGAAATGATACGGCTCGAAACGCTTGACCTAGAGCTTTCAAAGGAGCATGATAATCTCTGCGCCCAGATCAACCACATCAACGACATCGCAGGAGAGCTTAAAGCGGCTTCTAAAGCTTCACAAGCCTCACAAGCTAACGAACACACGCCTTCGCCACTAAAGCCCTTAGAAGAGCTTACAGAGCCTTCTGACGCTACTAAAGCCTACAAAGCCCTAGGTCATGTTAATCTCGCCGCCGAGAACGCTTCTGACGCTTCACAAGCCGATATTAGCTCCGCCGAAACCTCCGATACCTCCGACACTTCAAAACTCGAACACGCCTTAAGGATTAACCCATGAAAGAACTACCAATAGTATTGCGCCTAGCAAACCAAGAAGATGTTGCATTTATATTTAATAGTTGGCTCAAAAGCTACAAAACTTCCAACTTCGCCAAAGGAATAGAACCGACAGTATTTTACTCCGAGCATCATAAACTATTAGAGCGATTATTGAAAAACTATGATACTATCATCGCTTGCTCACCAGACGACTCGACGCAAATCTACGGATTCATCAACGGCGGATACACCGACAACTTCTTCACCCTTAACTACGTATATGTCAAACACACATTCCGTCGCATGGGAATCGCAAAATCTCTATTCAACGGATTTGTACATGAACCAGGAGCAGTAGGATTATTCACCCATTTAAATCATATCTCATCCAAGCTATCGCAAAAATACAACATGATGTACCATCCTTATATCATGTTCAATTTGCAAGACTTCGAAATTACCAAAAACACCGACGTAGAACTCGAAGCTAAAAGATCCGCCTTAAGCCCAAAACAGCAAGAAGCGTCAAATGAGTAAAGACCCAAAACGCCGAATAGTCGTCGACGGCGACCGTCCTAAAGCAGTACCAAAAGCGCTCAATCTAGAGTCCCTACTTTCAGACGCCATGACAATCATAGCAAACGAGTTATCCAGCTACCGAGCTAAAACAGACCGAGGAATATATTTAGATCTTAAAGAAGCTAGAGCAGTTCAAGGTTATATGACCTCCCTAGCTCAAATGCATAAAGCAGCTACCGAATCCGCAGAAAAACAACGTAAAGAGCTCTTAGAGCATTTATCAGACAAAGAACTACTAGAAGTAGCTCAAAAACAACTTAAAGACGACGAGGAGGTTATAGATGTCAAACCCAGAAAATCTTGAACGCGCAGAACGAGTGCAAATCATGCTAGACATAAGAGCTGCAGTATTCAATCTAGTTGAAAAAGTATTCGACGAAATCGACGCAGATTTAGAAAACTTTACGTTCACTCAAGATAATGTTAAAATGATCCGTGCTTCAAGAGCCAGACTAACTTTAAAAAGTACACGCAAATTAACCCTCGATAGCATTTCAGCGATAGGAGCAGATTATGAGTCAAAGTAGTACAGCAGAAGAACTAAAAGAAGTAATAAAGGAAGAAATACTTCCAACCGAGCAGGACATTGAAATAGCCATGGCAGTCAAAAGCATCAAAGCCAAATGGAAGAAAACCCTAAAGCCAAAATCAAAAAGCGAGCTTATCGACATTATCATACAACTAAGCATCGACGTATCAATACTCAAACAAGAGCTTTCAGAAGGAGAAGAATAATGAGAATCATGTTAATCCTAGCGCTTCTGACGACTACCCTATTCGCGCGAGAAGTAAAACTTACAAAATCAAACCTAGTACACATTCGAGGACGCATCGACTTCACCTCCATGCAAAAAGCTCAACAAGACCTTCTAAAACAACACGTCAAACGCGGTAGCAAAGATTACACAATATATCTATTCATCGACTCACCAGGCGGTAGCATCTCAGCAGGAAACGCATTCATAGCATATGCCAAAACCTTCAGAGACGTAAAAACCATCTGCATGTTCTGCGCCTCCATGGCTCATGCAATTTCTCAAGCCCTTCCAGGAGAACGCCTAGGCACCGACGGAAACATCATGATGGCTCACCGCGCCAAAGGAACCGTATCAGGTCAATTCAACGACGGTGAAATGGAAAGACGTTTAGCACTATGGAAACGCATCGTAACCAGAATGGAACAAACAAACGCAAACAGAATCGGAATCACATTAAAAGATTACCAAAAACGAGTTAAAGATGAGTACTGGACTCACGGAGTAGATTCAGTAGTTCAAAACGTACTAGACGACATAGCAACCGTCTCATGCTCTGACAAACTAATGACCTCCAGCAGAACAGAAAAAATAAGATCAATATTCGGAGAAAGAATAATAGTGATTCCACTATGCCCACTAATGATTTAATACTAATATTAGTATAAAACAATATTATACGGAAAGGAGTATAAAATGAAAAAAGAAGACATCGACATTAAAAGCATCAGAGCTTACCAAGCAGTAAGTTTTGAATCAAAATTAGACACATTTTTTAGTGTAGAGCAGACACCAAACAGAGCAGGTTGTAAAATTGAAATCGTAGATGGTATTGGAGTATTACTATCCACAGCAAAGGACAGTGTAATAGTGCCTTTTACTAACATCTCAGGAATGTATCTGCAAACAGAGTATAAGACTCAAAAAGAAGCCGCTCACAGAGCTGACATTAATAAACCAGCAAAAGCTCAATCAACAAGGAGGGTTAAATCAGATCCAATCGGAGCTAAAAGCTAATAAATGACCATCCAGCGTAAAGCGATCTTAGAAGAGATCAAACGACGGCAAGACAAAAAAGCAGCAGCAGCAGCAGCGCCGTCGTTAATCTTAGAAGAGTTTTGTTTCGACAAGCAACTACTCTTCATCAAAGATCCTAACAAGTTCAAAAGCGCCGTCTGCTCTCGACGTGCCGGAAAAACCGTAGCCTGCGCCGCAGACCTATTAGACACTATTATGTCTCATAAAGATGTCAACTGCCTATATCTGACTCTAAACCGCATGTCTGCCAAGCGTATCATCTGGAAAGATCTTTTAAAAATTATCAAAAAATACAAACTAAATGTTAAGGTCAACGCTTCCGACCTCACAATAACCTGCCTAGACACAGACAGCACTTTATACATTTCAGGAGCCAAAGATGCTACAGAAATAGAAAAATTCCGTGGTATGGCACTAAAAAAGGTATACATAGATGAATGTCAATCTTTCAGGAATTATCTTCGTGATCTTATCGACGACGTTATTATCCCTGCTCTTTGGGACCATGATGGTACTCTTGTACTTATCGGTACACCTGGTCCTATCTGTGCTGGCGTATTTTACGAGTCCTGTGTCAGTTCTGAGTGGAGTCCTCATCATTGGACTATTCATGATAATCCGTGGATTCTCAAACTAAGTGGTAAAACACCAGACGAGATCCTAAAAATAGACCGAGAACGTAAAGGAGTCTCAGAAGATAATCCATCATATCGCCGAGAAGGTCTTGGAGAATGGGTAGAAGACATGGACGCACTAGTGTTCAAATATAAACGAGAAATAAACGACTACAACACACTCCCCGAAGGTGATTATGAATACGTCATGGGAGTAGACATAGGCTACAACGACGCCGACGCTATAGCAGTAATGGCATACAACCACAAGCAAAACAAGGTATACTTAGTAGAAGAATACGTAAAACCCAAGCAAACCATTTCTCAATTAGCAACTGCAATACGGAGAATTGACTCCGTTTACAACTGTTCAAAAAAAGTCATAGACGCCGGCGCATTAGGTAAAAAGATACAAGAAGAAATAGTCCAGAGATATCGTATAAACCTAGAACCAGCAGAGAAGACTCGTAAAATAGAATTCATCGAATATATGAACGCCGACCTTCGTAAGGGATTTATCAAGATTAAAGCAGACACGGTTTTTGCTGAAGAGTCCAAGCTAATGACATGGGACTACGACAAAAGCACACCAGATCGACTAGTAGTGTCAAAAGCGTATCACTCCGATATATGCGACGCCGTATTATATGCATACAGAGAAGCAAGACATTGGTGGCAAGAAAAAGACCATGTATCACCACTAAGACATACACAAGAATACATGGATCAGCTAGAACAAAAAGAAGCCGACGCCATGGAAGCTAAAAGCCAAGGAAACGACTTCGACCTCTCAGACGCTGACTGCAAAGAATTTGAATCACTTGTATGGGGAGACGAATTTTGAGATTAAGAGTAATCATGATATCATCTACTGTATTTGTATTATTAACCTTTATAGTAGCACTACTAATAAAACATGGAGTATCAATATGATAAAAAACATCGCAGAACTAAAACAGCTCATCCAATGGGCTAAAGACAACAAGGTCAAATCCATCAATCTTGGAGATATAAAGTTCGAATTATCCGATTTCGCATACATAGAAGGAGCGGAGCTGACAGACGAGCAAATAGCTTCTGGACTGTCTGAATATAACACTGACACATTAACTGATACTCTTAAAGACGAAGAAAACGAAGATTTGCTTTTCTGGTCTTCAAATAAATAAGGATAAATTATGCCATATAATGGACCTAAGAACAATAACTTCTATTGGTGGAAGGAAGATAAAGACAAAATCCACGAGTCTGTTTTCCAATACACACAATTCCTAGACCAAAGACAGTCTTACAAAAGCCTTAACAATCTCAAAAACATGCGCCTTTATGGCAATTATGAAGTAATAGGATTACAATCTTACCAATACGCAAAAACAGAAACCTCATCAGCTACTCAAAACCGGCTAACGCTAAACATAGTACAATCCATGATAGATACAGTAGTATCGAAAATCACTAAAGCTAAACCTAAGCCCACCTTCCTTACAGACGGCGGTGACTGGTCAGCTCAGAGAAAAGCCAAACAACTAACTAAATTCATGGAAGGTCAATTCTACTCATCTGATTTCTATGACAAAGCAACACAAGCCTTTCAAGACTCTTGCATCTTCGGAACCGGAGCAATTAAAATATACAAGCAAGACAACAAAATCAAATGCGACAGAGTGTTCATAGACGAGATAACAATCGACGACACTGAATCATACTACGGTGAACCAAGACAAATCCATCAAACTAAGCAAATAAACAAAGACGTATTAAAAGACATGTTCCCAGATCATGCTGGATTCATAGACGACATAGGAAGCTCAGACGGCTCCTTTCACGATACTGCACAAGACAATGACATGGCGACAGTTATCGAATCATGGCATATTAAAAGTGGACCAAACGCTACAGACGGTAAACATTCCATATGTATAGAAAACAAAACCCTTTGGGAAGAAGAGTACGATAAAGACTACTTCCCATTTGTATTTTTCCGTTGGGGAGTAAGACCTTTAGGATTTTGGGGGCAAGGACTATCAGAACAACTAGCAGGTATCCAGTTAGAATTAAACAAAATCTTAAAAACCATACAAGTATCAATGCATTTAACATCTATTCCAAAAGTTTTCGTAGAAGCTTCATCCAAAGTTGTAGCAGCTCACTTAAACAATAAAATCGGTGGGATTATAAAATACGTAGGAACTAAACCATCATACGAGTCAGTAGGTTCCGTACCTCCAGAACTATTCAGCCACCTAGACCGTTTATATGAACGCGCCTTTGAAATCGCAGGAATATCACAACTTTCAGCACAAGCGTCAAAACCTACAGGACTAGACTCTGGTAAAGCCTTGAGAGAATTCTCAGACATTGAATCAGAAAGATTCCAAACCGTAGCTGCAAGATATGAAAAAGCATTCATGGATGCATCTAAAGTTTTCATAAAAATTGCAAAAGAATGTTACCTAGAAGACGATGACTTCAAAGTAAACGTCAAAGGCAAGAAATTCATGGAAACTGTCTCATGGAAAGACGTAGATTTAGAAGAAGATAAATACATGATGCATATTTTTCCAACATCATCTCTATCAAACACACCATCAGGAAGGCTACAAGACGTACAAGAGCTTATGCAAGCAGGCATGATACCTCCAGAGTTTGGTAGAAAACTATTAGACTTTCCAGACTTAGAAGCTTACACTAACAGAGTAGACGCGCCAATCGACGATATTGAACGTGCAATCGAACTCATGATAGATAAAGGTCAATATCAAACTCCAGAACCCTATCAGCAGCTCGACATGGGCATTGTAATGATGCAACAAGCCTATCTATTATATAGAACACAAAATGCTCCAGAATCAAGACTAGAGCTTTTCAGACGTTGGATAGAAGACGCCAATGAACTTGTAGCACGCGCTAACACTCCGCCAATTGAAGACGCTAATCAGTTAGAAGCTCCGCCAATATCAGCAGAACAAGAAGACTTGACACTAAACGGAGATCCTAACGCGCCAATGCAATTAACACCAGATGAATTAGCAGCATTAGAACAAGGAGCGCCAATGGAAGAGGCACTAGCAGTTCCAGAAGCTGCACCTGAATCAGACATATTACCAATTTAAGATTACGCACAAACATGATACCATAAAAGGGCTTAAAAAGCTCGGCAATTATGCCAATTAAGCAATATTAGGAGACACCATGTCGAACGAAGAAGTAGTACACCCTCAAGGTCAAGTAGTAACACCAACAGACGCGCCAGCGGCTAATCCATATGATACTGCAAACGAAGCTTATGCCAATCTGGATAAAGCAGCAGAACTTGAGACAGCACTAGACGCAGCATTAGAAGGTGAAGAGTCAGAGTCAGAAGCAGCTCCAGAAGTGGAAGCAGAACCTGAAGATGATAAATTTGCCTCCAAATTTGCAGCACTTTCAAGACGGGATAAGGAATTAAGAGAAAGGGAATCAGAAGTAAATAACAAACTAGCATTACTAGAAGAAAAACTAGAAGCGCTTCAAAACCCAGCAGCACCGGAACCTGAAGCAGAGCCAGAAGTAGTAGAAGAAACATTGGCACAATATAAGAGAAGACTAAGCAGCGACCCACTAGGAACACTGTCTGCAGACGGATTATCATACGAACAGCTAACAGAACTAGCATTGAATGATGGTAAGCTAACGCAAGATATGCAGATGAAGCTCATGAGAGAGGAATTAGAAGGAAACTTCAAATCCGAACTAGAAGGTATCAAAAGCAGTTTAGCTAAAAAAGAAGAAGAAGAAATAGAAAGACAGAAAGAAACAGAAGAAAAGCAATATGAACAGGTAGTAAATGACTACAAGCAAAATTTAACAAACTTTATAAATGATACACAGGAATTCGAGCTGATTAGAGCAAACGACAGCGTAGACCTTGTATTTGATGTTATCGAAGATTACCACGCAGAAACAGGACGAGTATTAGACATGCAGGAAGCTGCAGCACAAGTCGAAGCTTATCTTGAGGAAGAAGTTGACAGAATTGTTAACAAGACTCAGAAGCTGAAAGCCAAATTTGGTATTTCACAAGAAAAAGCTGAAGAGATTGTTAAAGCCCAAGAGCAACCAGGGAGCACTCAGTCACCAACCCTTTCAAACGCCAACTCTACAATGGCGTCTAAAAGCAGTAGACCAAGAACGCGAGACGAGTCAGTATTGACAGCAGCATCATTACTTAAATGGAATGACTAGAGAACAGAAAGAACACTTGCAGCGTGTTAGCGCATAAGACGAGCAGAGGATTACATTATGATTATTTATGCAGTAATTAGAACAGATACTGATGAAATTGTTTATATAGGTCAAACTATACAAAGTCTTTGTAAAAGAAAGGCAAAACACTTGTCAGAATCTCGAAAGGGAAAAGGGTCTATTTTAGGAGCAGCTATAAGAAAACATACTATAAATGTATTTAAATTTACAGATATAGGAGATTGTAAAACTCAGCAAGAATTGTGTAATTTAGAAAAACACTTGATAAAAACTTTTAAGCCTAGGTATAATATACAAGAAGGTGGGAAAGTGGGATTTACTTCATGGAACAAGGGAGTAAAAGAAGCCAGACCATTAGTTATTGAAAATATATCAAAAGCAGCTAGAAATAGAAAAAGAACTAAAAGAGGTAAATATTCTAAAGAAGCAGTTGCAAATATTAGAGATGCAAAATTAAGGAATACTGAAAAACCTTTTTTATGTCACCAAAACGGAAAAGTTTATAAAAACAAAGTTACGGCGGCTAAGGATTTAGGAATAAAGCCGGGAGGCATTTCAGTAGTATTATTAACAACAACTAAAAACAAGAGTATCAAGGGATACACCTTTGAATACTTAAAAGGAAATTAAAATGGCTTTAGATATGACGAGCTTCGATGCGGCTTTGAAACAACACTATACGAGTGATCGTATTGAAAACATGGTCTATTCAGACAACCCTTTACTAGCTTTATTAAGCAAGTATGAAAGCTTTGGTGGTAAAAACCTTCCGATTCCAGTAATTCATGGTAATCCACAAGGTCGATCTGCTACTTTCGCAACGGCACAATCAAACAAAACAAACAGCGAGATCAAGGACTTTGTTCTTACTCGTAAAAAAGATTACTCTTTAGCATCTATCGATAACGAAACTATCGAAGCTTCTAAAGGTAACGCAAACTCCTTCATGGAAGCTGCAACTACAGAAATCGACGGAGCTATCCAAGCTGCTACAAGATCACTTGCAATCGCATTATACGGTTCTGGATCTGGTTCAATTGGACAAGTTGTTGCAGGTTTTACAGGTACTTCTTTCACTCTTAGTGATGCAGAAGACGTAACTAACTTTGAAGTAGGAATGGAATTAGTTTTCTCTACTGCTGATGGTGGTGGTTCAGTTAAAGCTGGTAGCATTACAGTTACAGGTGTAAATCGTGACTCAGGTGTTCTTACAGTTGACGCCGGTTCAGGTATCGCTTCTGGTACAGGTCCAGCAACTGCTGACTTCGTATTTGTTGAAGGTGATTATGATTCTAAAATTTCTGGTCTTTTAAGCTGGCTTCCTAGTTCAGCTCCAGGCAGTTCGGATTCTCACTTTGGAGTAAACAGATCAGTTGACGCAACAAGACTTGGTGGTATCCGTTTTGACGGTTCTGCACTTCCAATCGAAGAAGCACTAATTGGTGCAGCTAGTCGTGTAGCAAGAGAGGGTGGTAGACCTGGACATTGTTTCATGAGTTACAGTAAATTTGCTGACCTTGAAAAAGCACTTGGTTCTAAGGTTCAATATGTTGACCTTAAAGCTTCTGCTGATATCGGATTCAGAGGAATTATGGTTAACGGTCCTAGAGGTCCAATCAGAGTTGTTCCAGATCAAAACTGTCCTAGCTCAAGAGCTTTTATGTTACAACTTGATTGTTGGAAACTATACTCACTTGGTAAATGTCCTAAGATCTTAGATTCTGACGGTCTTAAAATGCTAAGAGAGTCAGCAGCTGATGCAGTAGAAGTACGAGTCGGTTACTACGCTCAACTTGGATGTAAAGCTCCTGGTTACAATGCAAACATTAACTTAGGTTAATCTTAATAACTAGCGGGAGCTTCGGCTCTCTCTACTTTTAAAGGCTTGTAAATGGCAAAAGACAAAAAAGACAAAAAAAGTTTCATGGACGGTCTTCAAGACGCCCTTAGATCCGGCGGCGCTAGAGATAAAGTTCCTGCTGCTGACGGTAAAAAGCACGACCCTAAATGGATGGATACGAAAAAGAAGAAAAAATTTAAGTTTGGTAGAAAATAAGCTACCATTAACAATCGCTGCGTCGGTACATGACTCAGACAAAAGGAAAAAAAATGGCAAACAGAAATTTTCACAGAGTACAATCACTATCAAGAGAAGTTAAAATCCTACACGCTAAAGTAGCAATCGGTGCATCAGGTGCTCCAACTTTAAGCGTTAACGATTCAGTTGGTGTTGCATCAATAACTAGAGACTCAGCAGGTGTTTACGAAGTAACACTTGATGATGCTTATAGCAGTTTTTTACATTTTAATGTAATTATGTTAGAAGCTACTGCAGAAGACGTTACTTTTCAAGTAGAATCTGAAACAGTTGCAACTACTAAAATAATTAAGTTTCAGTGTAAAACTGCCGAAGTAGAAACAGACCCTTCAAGTGGTTCCGTTCTTCATATTAGAATTGAAGTTAAAAACACTAGTGTAGTTAGATAAGGAGTATAAAATGCTTCTCAAAGACAACAAGAAAGGTCTTGTTACCATTATAATGAAAAGAATGAAAGGAGGCAGCTCAGACATGTCTCCTGATTTTAAAAAAGAGCACGCTTCAGTAGCTCCGCGTAAAAACGGCGCAGAACAAGACGACTCAGTAGCATTATCATCTGCAGCAGAAGAAATGATCTCTGCAATTAAATCAGACGACGCTAGCAAGTTTACAAGCGCTCTTAAATCTTTCATAGAAATGTGTGAAGACAAAGACGAAGATTAAAAATCGCCCCAGCAATGGGGCTTTTTAAAGGACGATAAATGTCAATTACTTTATTAGAACTCAGAACTCAAGCGAGACAATTAGCAGATATGGTAGACAACAACTTTGTTGGCGACACCGAATTAACAAACTACGTAAACTTTGCAGTAGCAGAACTTCATGATATATTGGTACAAACAGGAGCTGACTACTTCCTATCAGAAACAACTTCCTCTACAGTATCAGGTCAGTCAGATTACGCACTACCAGCAGACTTTTACAAAATACGAGGCGTAGACGCCAAACTAAACGGTCAAAACTGGTTAAACCTAAGACCATTCAACTTCAACGAACGTAACAGATACGAAGACTTTGGAGCTTGGACGTTATTAGGAATAGCAAGTGTTAGATATAGAGTCATGGGAACGAACATTAAATTTACTCCGATTCCAGATAGTAATATTGATTACAGACTCTATTATGTCCCAGTTGCTACTAAACTATCAGCAGATACCGACACTCTTAATGATGTTAACCAATATTCTGACATAGTAATTATATCAGCAGCAATAAAGATGTTATTAAAAGAAGAATCAGACGTAAGCATGTTAGCAGCAGAAAAACAAAGATTAATACAAAAAATAGAACAAGACGCAAAAGAGCGAGACATGGCTCAACCCGAATCAATTAGTGACATTCATGCAGAAAACAATGAACCTTACTACTGGTCAACTAAAGGTTAACACGTGGCACGAATAAGAGCTTTTAAGAAAACAAACTTCCAAGAAAACGAACCTGCAAAGCTTCAATCAAACTTAGAAATATTCTTCAAGCCCTTGTTGAACTCCGAAATCATCGACGGAATATTATTAAAAGATGTTATCCTTACAACTGGATCTGTAAACAAAGTTGAACACAAATTAGGCAGAAAGCTTTTAGGCTGGATGGTAATTGGTAAAAATGCAAACGCTACAGTATGGGACTCTCAAGCTACTAACACAACACTAGATAGCACAATAGACCTAAACAGTTCCGCAAACGTAACAGTAAACTTATGGGTATTTTAAAAGGATAAAAACATGGCAGCACCAAATATGAATTTAACATTACCAGTAGTGACCGTCACTATTGGACCTGAATGGGCAACCGAGCTTAACACAGCACTAGAAGTAATAGACTCCCATGATCACTCAAGCGATAAAGGCGTTAGCATTACTCCAGCTGGATTAGACATAAGCACAAACTTAGACATTCAAAACCACATATTCTACAACTTCCAAGCAGTAAGATTCCAAGCCCAAACTGCAGCTTTAACAGGAGCTTCAAATGCGAATGCACTTCATAGCGTTAGTGGTGATTTATATTTTACTAACTCTGCTGGTACTGCAGTACAGCTCACCGCCGGTGGTAGTATTGTTGCTTCTCCTGGTTCTGCATCGGTTTTTACACAAACCGCAATAAGTACAGACGCAACCATTGGAGCCGGAGACACGTACGTAACATTATTAGTAGATACTACATCAGCAAGAACTTTGACACTACCATTAGCGTCAGGAGTGGCAGCAGGTAGAGTTTACATAATTAAAGACGTATCAGGACAGTCAGAAGCCAATAATATCACACTCGGTATAGCAGGCTCAGACACTATAGACGGAGCCGCTTCAATAGTACTCAGCTCTAACTACGGATCTTGGATGATTTCTGGAGATTCAGTAACATCATGGTATGTACTATAAGGGATATAAATGAGTTTAAACAAACAAGAACTTCCCATTCCATTTGCAAAAGGCGTCGAAACTAAACTCGACTCCAAGCAGCGCCCTATAGGATCAATGAACCTATTAGAGAACGTGGTATTGTCAGAACCAGGGAAACTAAAAAAACGAACTGGATATACAAAACTTTCTACAGATGAATTAACAGGTACAATTGTAAATTCTCAAAAACTTACAAATTTCATAGACGAGCTATGCTTGTATACAGCTACTAACTTTTTCTCATTCAGCGAGTCAACCGACAAATGGACCGATAAAGGAATCATATCAAACATTTTTCCAGATTCAAAACCAATAGTAAGAAACACTTACCAGCAATCAGACGTAGCATCAACCCATGTTAATGGATTAGACATTTTCGCATGGGAAGACACCAGAGGCGGAATAAGAGTTTCCATAATCGACAACGCAACCGGAAACGAATTAGTATCAGACACTGAAATAACCTCTAGCGGTGTTAATCCTAAAGTTGAGTACATCGCTAATGAAGCATATTTCTTCTTCTCTGACGGAGCAAGTGTAAAATACAGAAAAGTAAACCCTGTCAACCCTACTACAATAGAAGCCGAAGTAGTAGCAGTTTCATCAGACCTAAACGCAGGCGCTAAACTTTTCGACACTACATCAGTATCAGATGAAATAATCATGGTATGGTATAACGCCGCCGGAACAATGTCAATGCGAAAACTACAAGCAGCGGCAGTATTGACAGCAGTACAAGTTCAATCAGGAGAGGCGCCGTCAGTAGCTCTTAGTGTAACATCAGACTCCCTAAGTAGAGTATTAATAACGTATTACAACGCAACTGCAGTAAAAGTAATAGTGAGATCTTTCTCCCTAAGTGCAAACATAGTAACACCGACAGTAGTAGAGACAATCGCAAACGTAACAAACTGCAGCGCCGCAAGCTCAGACGGTGTTACTTATAATGTATATTACCAAATCTCAGCATCAGCAACAACAAATCATAAAGTAAGGGTAAACACAATAGACACATCTGCCAGCGTCGGTACTCCAGCAGTATTCATGTTATCCGTAGGTATGGCAGCAGAACCGTTCGTACACAATAATGTAGTTTATTTACCAGTTATTCACCAAAGCACATTCCAGTCTACATTATTCCTAGCAAATTCAGCAGGAAACATAGTATCTAAAATCGCACCAGGATTAGCAGGAGTGTTATTAGCATCCGGCACGTTACCATCTGTAAACAACATAACTGATGATAACTTCCTTTTCGGACACCAAATAAAAGGTAAAAACGTATCAGAAGACAATACATTCTTCAGTCTCATAGGCGTACAATCTACCACTCTTGAATTTGACAAAAACGAAAAATTTGAAAACTCAAGACTTGGAAGAAACCTTCACACATCCGGAGGAGTGTTACAATCTTACGACGGTAAAGTAATAGTAGAACATGGATTTCACTTATTCCCAGAAGACCTAACAGCAGGAACAAATGCTTCTTCAGGCGGTAACATGTCAGACGGAACATTTCATTACTCCGCAGTTTATAGCTGGACAGATAACAAAGGTCAAGATCATAGATCTGCTCCGAGTATTCCAATTACAGTTACAACATCTGCAGGCGGCACAACGCAGACTCAACCTATAATAGTTCCCACTTTAAGATTGACAGAAAAAACCAATGTTATCATAGAACTATATAGAACTGAAGCCAGCGGTACAATTTTCTACAAAGCAACTTCAACTACATCACCTACATATAACGATCAAACTGCAGACACTGTTACAATTACAGACACATTAGCAGATGCTAGTTTGATATCTAACGAAACGCTATACACAACCGGAGGAGTGTTAGACAACATCAGCGCTCCGTCTGCATATCTTATAGAATCACTTGGAAACAGATTATACATTGCAGGATTAGAAGATGAAAACCAATTGGGATATTCTAAAATCAGAAACGAAGGTAAGCCAGTAGAATTCAACGACACTCTAACAATGAACATAAACTCACTAGGCGGAGCAATAACAGCAATAAAAGCAATGGATGATAAACTAATAATCTTCAAAGACTCCGCAATATTCTACCTAACCGGAGACGGTCCAAACAATCTCGGAGAGCAAAACAACTTCATAGAGCCAGAATTAATATCTGCAGACGTAGGGTGCGTTTCATCTAAAAGTATTGTACTTACTCCTCACGGTTTAATGTTTCAATCTAAGAAAGGGATATATCTCCTATCAAGATCACTCGGCACTTCATACGTAGGTCAAGGAGTAGAAGACTTCAACTCCGTAACCATAAAAAGCGCGAATCTAAAACTGAATGATAATCTAGCAGTGTTTTTAACTTCAGACGGTAACACATTAACATATGACTACTTCGTACAAAAATGGGCAACATATACAAACCATAGAGGGTTATCAGCTATTATAAACAACGACAGCTACTACTACATCAGAATGAACGGTGACATATATAAAGAGTCAGAAGAATACACCGACGACGGATCACACATAAAAATGGTAGTAGAAACGTCATGGATGTCGCTTGCAGGAGTGCAAAACTACAAACGAGTGTATAGAGCACTTATACTTGGAGATTATAAATCTGCTCACAAAGTAGTAGTAAAAGTAGCATATAACTACTTAGAAGCTTATACACAAGAAGTGACATTAAACACAGCAGATTTTACAACCGATTCAGTATACGGCGGCGATAGTCCTTACGGAACAGGAACACCTTACGGCGGTACAGGAAATCAGTACCAATTTAGAGTAAACTTTAAAACGCAAAAATGTCAAAGCATTAAAATCAGAATAGAAGATTCACAAGAATCATCATTCGGGGAAGGCTTGTCACTATCAAACATGTTAATGGTAGTAGGAGTTAAAGGAACCGAATACAAACCAACACAAGCGAGGACGTATGGAACAAACTAAACTTTACAATAGCAACACAATATGTTATAATACAATTCAAGGAGAAGTATAATGGGACTCGGAAGCTTCGTAAAAAGCGGATTAGGGATGGCAGCAGGATTAGATCCAACTGGAATAACAGGAGGTCTTATAGGCGGTATTGGAGACATTGCACAAGGTACAGCAACTTTCAAAGGCGCTACTAGAAAGATAGACAAAGACGCTTTTAAAATCGGAGGATCTGATAAAAGACAAAAACAAAACGCTAATCAAATTAGACGTGGCGATATTATGGAACGCCAAGCCGATAAGGAATTGCGAAAATCCAGAAAATTTGGAGAACAGTCCAGAAACGGTCAATCAAGTCTTATAAAAGATCTTCAACGACAATCAGCAGGTAAAGGTCCATCATTAGCAGAAGCTCAGATGAAACGAGCAGGAGATCGAGGATTAGCGCAACAACTAGCAGCAGCAGCAGCTCAACGTGGTGGTAATCAAGCCTCATTACAGCGCTCACTAGCTAGAGGACAACAAGCTCAATCAGCAGATATAGCACAGCAAGCAGGTCAAGCTAGAATACAAGAGCAATTATCAGCTAGACAACAATTAGCCGGAGCATTACAGCAGCGACGTGGTCAAGATGCTCAATTATTGGATCAGAACCAACAACTATATGGAGCAGGAGTAGCAAGACAACAACAAGGAATTAAACAAGGTCAAGCTATGTCACAAGCGTCACAACAACAGCAAGCAAACCTACAAGGTATGGAAACAGATCAATTCCTAGCAGCTCAAGGTTTAACAGGCGCAGGAGCTATGCAAGGTAAGCAATTGCAGTCAGATATGATCGGCGGAATAATGTCAGCGGTTTCAGATGAAAAAGCAAAAAAGAGCATTAAAAGCCACTCAGGAAATGAAGATAAAAAACCTTCTGACGGTTCTAAATTCGCAAAAGATTTAGGAGCAGGTATGAAAAAAAGCGGCGGAAAAGATTATACACAATCAGGTAAATCATTATTTGCAGAAAAATCAGCAAATGTAAAAAGTTACTCAGATGAAAAAGTAAAAGAATCTAAAAAATCCGAAGGACCAAAAGAGTTCCTAGACGCATTAAAAGCATACTCATATGAATACAAAGATAGTCACAAAAATCTACCAGGAGCTGGAGAAGGGCGTCACATGTCAGTAATGGCACAAGACCTTGAGAAAGCAGGATCAGTTGGGAAGTCAATGGTACAAGACACACCAGACGGAAAAATAGTCGACTACGGAAAAGGATTCGGTGCAATATTAGCAGCACAAGCACACCTAAACGAAAGACTTTCAGAAATAGAATCTAAAAAGAAAAAGGATTAGTAGTGGCATTGAATGATCAATCTCTAAATTCACAAGTGCCAGTAGCTGAAGAAGTTACTATAACTCCTAGAGAAACTGAACCAGCTCCGGTCATGGCTCAACCAGCTATGGACAATCAACAAGCATTAGCGGATAAGGGATTTTTACCACATGATTTTTTTGCATCACAGCAAGAAGCAGATCCAGTTGAAGCTGAAGAAGTTTCAGTTGAAGATCCAATTACTGCTCCAGTTGAAGAGTTAGAAAACCCAGCTAAAAAAAGAAACATTAAAAAACAAGCCGGCGTTAACATTGAAAAAGTAGAACCAGAACTATTAGACAGAATAGAATCGCTAGACCTGTCTGAGTTTGGAGTAACTACGCCAACAATCTCTTCAGGATTTAGAGGAGAAAGTAAAACAGCAGGACTAAGAGACAAGTTCATAAAAGAAGCAAATTTAGATACTTCAAACCTATCAGCAGAAGCTAAAACAGTAGTAATGGACGCGATAAATAGAAGAGATTCAAACGGAAAATCAATATACCCTTCAGGTGGTTGGGGTGCAGCATTAAATAAAATCACTCAACTTGCAGGAACGGACGTAGCCCAAAAAGTAGGAAACATAAGAAAAAGATTCGGAGGATTTCAATCAGGTCATACTAAAGGTAGTAAAGTTGATATGTCAGAATCTCAGTTTGGAAGAAAATTATCAAAAGAAGAACTAAACAGCGTAATAGGAAAACTAAAGGCTCAAGGATTAGAAGTATATCATGAACCAAACCAAGGCGCTAAAGTGCCAGGAACTAATAAGAGATATGATGTATTTGACATAAGAATAGCAGAACCAACAAACGAAGACGCAACTAGATTATCAATGTCTCCCACAGAACAACAAGACGTATTCGGAGACGTAGTAACACCAGAAAACATGACAAGCGATCAAACAGCACAACTACAACAAGATTTTAAATCAGGAAAATTCAACGACAGGAGACTAGCAATGGCTGGAGAAGAAAACATACAAGTACCTCAAGAGCAAGAGGAACAGGTTTTAGGACCATCAACTCCTGAAAACGTACAAGCTACAGAAGCTGCACAACAAGAAGTACAGCCTGAATCTCCAGACCAACGTAAGTCTAGAATCAGACAAGAGATCAAAGATAGAAACTCTCAAAAACAAGCCGGATTCAGCGACATGCCAGGTAGAGTAACACCTGTAAACGAACCTTCAGATGAAGAAATTATTCAAGAATCAATAGCGCAACAAGACGCCGAAGACGCTCGTATAGTAGCGGAGCAAGAAGAGCAAGCAGCAATAGTAGAACAAAGAAGACAACAACTAGCTCAAGCAGAGTTAGCAGGTATTCCATTAGAAAGATCTCCAGTTGATGATCTACTAGATCAACAAAACTCTCAGCAAATTTCCGAAGCCCAATTAATGCAAGCAGCAGATGATGAATCACTAGTAGCTCAAGCTAAAGACGAAGCAGTTGCAGATTTTCAAGATCAAGAAGAGCAAGAGTATCAAAAACAAGTAGGTATGTCAAAACAAGAAGCAGTAGACATGCAATCTCAGCAAGAAGGAGTCATGATAGCTCAACAAGAGCGCATGATAAAAAAGCAAGAAGAAGCTGAACAGATTAGCAATATATTACAACAAACAGAAAAAGATCTAGCAGTTGAAATACAACAAGCAAAAGATGATAATAATCTATCATTTTGGGATGTTGTAGGAGGTCTTATAGGCGGAGCTGGCTCAGGATTAGTAGGTCAAAAGTCACGCACGTTCGACGAAATACTAGAGAAGAAATTAGAAAGTAGTATAAAGTTTAAAACACTACCATTAGAAAAAAGAAAACTTGCATACGCACAAGCATTAGAAGGTGTAAAAGCAGATATTGATAAAAGCGTAAAAATAACTAACAACGCAGCTACAATATCAAAGCTTAACCAAGCCAAAGTAGAAATAACTAAAAAAGCAGAACAAGCTAGAGCAGAGGCAGGGGCAGAGTTAGTAAAGCAACAACTACTAGGAAAGTACTCAGACATGCAACGTAAAAGACAAACATTAAACGAAGAAGAAACGCAGCAGTTTTTCGACGCATTACCAAAAGAAAAACAAAAACTAGCAGTAAAACTAAAAGAAGGCTTTGAACAAAAAATCAAAGACACAGACTACGCCATGATTGAAGATTCATACTCTAACCTCATGTTAGCTTCTGAATCTGGATCACCAGCAGGCGGTTTAGCGGCAATTTTCTCATTTATGAAATCACTAGACCCTACATCAGTTGTAAGAGAAGGTGAACAAGCGCTTGCAAGAGCAGCTACAAGTTTACCAGGAAAAGTACAAAACGCAGTCAACTCCATGTTAAACGGTAGACCATTAAATGAAACCCAACTTGAAGACTTCAGAACCTTTGCAGCAAAAAGATTAATAGCAAAAGTCGGTAGAGCCAAAAAAGTAGCAAAAGACGCTTCCAAATCCGCAATAGCCGTAGGCGTACCTGCACAATGGGTAACAGGCGGAGCAGAAAACTTCAAAGGAATGGCAAGCATCATCGGAACTAGAGAAGCAAAAATCCTAGAGCTTATGCAAAAGTTTGGAAAAGAAAGAGACTTTATACTAAACGCTGAAAAAAACGGTAGTATCAAACCAATACAATAAGGAACAAAATGAGTTCTGATAAAGAATTATTCAAAAAAATGAATAAAACCATTGACGCTGAAGCAGCTCCAGACAAAGATTCACTATATGGTGATGAAGGTAGTCTAATACCCGATGCGGATCTTGCAGATACCAAAGCAGGTTTTAAAGAAGAACAAAGACTAGAAGATGAATACGGTGATAACACTGCATCAGCTTTAGGACTTGGAGCACTTAGAGGTGCAACTTTAGGCGTATCCGATCATATCTTGTCAAAAACCGGAATAGTATCACAAGAAGCCTTAAGAGAGATTAAAGCAAGAAACTCAGCAGCTTCAACCACAGGTGATGTTTTATCAACTGCAGCATTATTATTAGCTTCAGGTGGAGCCGCAGGAGCAGCAAAAGCTGGAGCAGCAGTAGTAGGTAGAAAAGCAGTAGCAAAAGGAATAGCTAAAAAAATAGCCCGAACAGCATCAGCACCAATAAGAGGTATAGAAGCTGCAGGATTAGCATCAGAAAAACTAGCCCAAAAAGCACTATCAAACGTGTTAAAAGATGCAGCAAAAGACTCAATAGCTAAAAAAATAGTACAAAAGTCAATACCTAAAATGTTAGGCTCAGGAGTGGAAGGTGCAATATTCGCACAAGGCGAGCTTATATCAGAACACGCTCTAGATAACGCAGAAATGTCAGCAGAAAATATCTTAGCAACCGCTGGCATTGGCGGTCTTATGGGCGTAGCTGCAGGTGGTATATTCGAAGCTCCAAAAGCTTTAGCCCCTATTGGTAAAAAAATAAAACCTAAAATGAACGCATTAGGTGAAAAAGTATTAAACAAATTCGGAGATGTTAAAGAAGCATCTCTAGACATAATTGGTGCAAAACCTTCAACAAGAACATTTTTAAAGAAAAACAAAGCACAGTTTGTAGAAGAGTTACCAGACTTTTTAGTGGAAAAAGCCAAAATGGGAAAATGGACCAGCGACGCTAAGTTGTACGATAATGTATTAGACTTAAAAGATAAAGCAGGTTCAAAAATAGGTTCAATCATTAAAGAAGTTGACGAACTTGGGCTTAAAACACCTGGCATGTTATCAACAAAAAGAGAAGTATTTGCAAGACAGCAATCTAAGATACAAGCTATCATAGATGATCACATAGACATTCCAGAATGGGAATCAGCAATGCCTTTTCTAAGGAAATACAGAGACTCATACGGCGAACTAGCTAGAAAACGTGGAAACATTACAGCTAAAGATTTACATGATAGAAGAATGTTAATCGATAAGGAAATAAGATACTCAAAAGGTTTTGAAAATTTCAATAAAAAAGAAATGGCAATGACTGAAATAAGAGACTCCCTAAACGATGAAATATTCAAAGTTGCAGATAACGCATACGCAGCAGGAGTACCTGGAATAGCTGATACATTAAAAGCAGCAAACAAAGACTACTCATACTCAGCAACATTATTACCATTACTAGCAAAACAAGTAGACTCAGCAGCGGCGAAACGTGGAATATTTTCAATGTCAGACATGATGGTTGGAGGATTCGGATTAGCAGGAGATTCATTAACCGCTGGAGGTACTTTATTAGTAGGTAAAAAACTATGGGAATCTAACCTAAGAAGAAGACTTCAAATATTAAAATCAGTTGAGAAGCAAAACCAGATAGTGTCTAAGAAAATAGACTTCGGAGTAAAGAGCTTTTTCAAAGGCAAAGCATCAGCAGCTAAACTAACTTCAGTAAATGCTCTAGTAAACTCAAATCTATCAATAGATCAAGAATCAAAAAAGAAACCAAAAACAAAAGCAGAAGCGTTTAAAAACATTAAAAATAACCTAGTGGAATTAACTACAAATCCTGAAAAGTTTCAAAAGAGAATGATAATAAGAACGGCACACTTAGTAAAAGAAGCACCTCAAACTACAGCTTTTGCAACCGCTACAGCTCAAGCAGGTGTGCAGTTTTTAATGACAAAACTACCAAAACCACTTACAAACCCTGGAACCAAAAACGCATTCACAAAACGAGAATGGGGACCGTCTGAAACTCAAATGGCAAAATTCCAAAGATACGTAGAAACAGTAGAAAACCCAATGTCAATAGTAGAAGATTTGGAATCAGGAACCATAACCAGAGAAGCAGCAGAAGCGCTTCAAATAGTATATCCTAGAATTTTCCAACAAATACAGGAAAAAGTAATGGACTCTTTAAGTTCTAGTGAGGAAGTAGTACCATATAACAAACGACTTCAACTAGGTATATTACTAAATATTCCTACTGATGAATCGTTACAACCTGAAGCAATCAAAGGATTGCAAGACAATTTCATACCAGCAGAAGAACAACAACAAATCGACTCAGACGATATCGAGCGATCAAATCGAGAGCAAACGCTCAATCAGCAGATGCTGACAAGGGAGTAAATCATGATAGCAGTATTTTTTATGGTAGTGTTTATAGCAATGGAGCTATTCAGAGAAGAACTAGGTTTATAACACATACACTATAGTATAGAGCTTATAAACTCGTAACCTCAAAAAAGGAGTCCAAATGGGACGCAAGAACGTAGTAAAATCTTATAAAATGTGGAGCGCTGGAGACATCAGCGGATCTATCACTTCATCAGAAACCAATGTACTAAACCTCGATACCGCTAGTATCCATATAACATGGTCAGGAACTAGTCCAGCAGGTACGATAACAGTAGAAGCTAGTAATCAAGATCCAGACAAAAGCAGTGTTACCCAAGTTTGGCATGAGTTAGACCTAGGAAGCGCTGTTTCAGTATCGGGAAACTCAGGGGAGCATTTGATAATTTTTAACGAAATGCCTTTCAACACTATTAGATTACAATACGCAAGATCAAGCGGAACCGGAAGCCTTGAAGCTACTATATCTGCTAAGACTACTGGCGCCTAGTATGAAACAATGTAACAAATGTAATAAAGAATTAGAATTATCCTGTTTTTATTTTAGAAAAGACTATAATAATTATAGAAATAATTGTATAGAGTGTGAAAAGAAAAAAGCTAATGATTTTTATAATAACAATAAACAACACTGTAGCGAAAGGGCTAAAAAATACTATATTAAAAATAAAGAACACTTAAAAAATAAAAGTAGATTGCAATGGGAAAGCATAAAAAACACAGAAGAGTATAAGACTTGGAAAGTGTTATATGGTGTAAAATATAGAGATAAAAACAGAGCCTTTCTTACTGCGCGTGAAGCAAAGAGAAGAGCAACAAAACTTAAAGCAACCCCTTCATACGCAGACTTAGATAATATAAGAATTGTATATGAAAAAGCTAAATGGTTAGAAACAATAACAGGATTAAAATATGAAGTAGATCATGTTATACCATTACAAGGTAAAAACGTATGTGGTCTACATATATGGGAAAACTTACAATTATTAGAAAAATCACTTAACTGCAGTAAATCAAACAAACTAGGAGAATAACTTTGGCAACGTACATATACCCACCAGTATCAATATCAGGCGGAGACGCAACGGCTGCGAATCAGGCTTTAATGATAACTGAGCTTGAAGCAATCAACACCGACACTGACACTCTTGTCGCTGTCGATTACGCTACTGAAACTACCCTAGCTTTAGTAGCTACAGAAGCTACAGCAGCAGCAATATTAGTAGATACAACATCATTAGACGGTAAAGACTTTTCAACCGAAGTAACTTCAGCAGCAATATTAGCAGATACAACATCATTAGACGGTAAAGACTTTTCAACCGAAGTAACTTCAGCAGCTATATTAGTAGACACTTCAGTTATAGCTGGAGACACTACAAGCATCGATGGTAAAATCACAGCCTGTAATACAGGTGCCGTTGTAGTATCATCAAGTGCACTTCCAACTGGAGCAGCTACTAGTGCTAACCAAGCTACAATTATAGCTAATCAAGCCGCTATTACTCCAGTAGATTTTTTAGACTCAGGAGTCGTAGATTCTTCAAGTACTAACATTCCAGCAGCAGGATTAACAGTAGTAGCTTCACTAGCTGCTGACTGTACAGAACTAGAGGTAGTAGACGATATTGGTGAATACATGACACTTACAGACGGATCAAACGTTGTACTTGCTTACCTTGCATTGGGCGGCGGTAGAGTTAAAGTTTCTATATCTTCAGGTACAGAATTAAAACTAGCATCAGTTAGTGGTTCAACTATTAGTGCAGGAAAAATTGCAATAAACATTCTCGGTTAACACCGACTAGACTTAGGAGTCTACAATGGCAGCAGCTATCTTTAGTGCAGGAAAAGTAAAAATATTAAAAAACACCCTCGTCTTCAAAGACGGAACCGAAATCTCATCAACCGATGCGGCTAATTCAGTTACCAACGCAAGCACGAGTACAGACGATGCAATAGCTAGGTTTGACTCAACAACTGGTAAAATAGTTCAAGATTCAGGGGTAACAATTACAGACGCAGACGTTGTATCTGGAGCAACCCAGCTTAACGTAGATAACATGCGCTTAGACGGGAACACTTTAAGCTCCACTGACACAGATGGTGATATTAACATAGATCCTGACGGAACAGGCGATGTTAAAATAAACGGAGCAGTAGTTATTTCAGTTGATAAGATTTACAACATACAGGCAGACAGTGGCGCTTTTACAGCTATAGCAAATTCTACAACAGTCGTAACCACTAGTGGCGGCGCAGCTACTGTAACATTACCAGCTCCAGCAACGACAGAATTTGTAACCATAAAAGACGGCGGAAACGCAGAAACAAACAACATTACAATAAACCAAGCAGTAGCAGAAACCATAGACGGAGCAGCATCCTATGTTATTTCATCTAATTATGGAAGCGTTACATTAGTTAGTGATTCTGTAAACTGGTGGATTTTGTAATATGAAAAATTGTAAAAAATGTCATATAGAATTAATAGTTAATGATAATTGGAATGTAAGTTTTAAGAAAAAAAGATATTATATTTGTAAGAAGTGTAGAAAGGAATATGCAACAAGTTATAGAGATAAAAACAAGTGTGTTTTAAAGGAAAAAAGAAGGGTGTATTATAGTAATAATAGAGAAGTTATTAGTTATAAAGACAAGCAATATTATAAAGAAAATACAGAAGTTATAAAAAAACGTGCAAAGGATTTTTACTATAATAATTTGGAAAAATGTAAAGATACTAGAAAGAAGTACTACAGAGCTAATAAGGAAAAAGCTAGAGAGTATAAGAGAGACTGGTTAAAGGATAATCAGCATTTAAAAAACGCAGCAAATGCCAGAAGAAGAGCCTCAAAACTACAAGCAACTCCTTCATGGGCTGATTTAGAAAAAATAAAAATAGTATATGAAAAAGCAATATGGTTAAGTACAATTACAGGGCTGGAGAACCATGTTGACCATGTATTGCCTCTAAATGGTAAAAACGTATCAGGGCTACATACTTGGAATAATCTTCAAATATTGGAGAAATCACTAAATTGCATTAAGAGTAATAATATAACAAATTAACATAATATAGAACTACACTACATCGGAATGTTCCGATATGGTTTGACCGCCACATAGTGTTTTTAACAAAAGGAGTCAGAAATTTCTTACATTGGACAGAGACCTAAAGTAAAATCAATTCATTACGAACCGCAATCTACAATACCTATAAATCCAGTAGAGGGTCAAACCTACAGAAGCGACGGAACCGCATCAGCTAAAGGCTTATACGAGTACCGAGACTCTACATGGCAAGAATTAGGCGGTAGCGGCGGCGGTATTAACTACTGCGACAACCCAAACGCTGAATCAGGCACCACCGGCTGGGCAACATATGCTGATACTGCAGGCACAAAACCAGTAGACGGTACCGGCGGCTCCCCAACTATTACATGGGCTCAAAACACATCAACACCTATGCGTGGAGCTGCAGATTTTAAATTTGCAAAAGACGCCGCAGACAGACAAGGTGAAGGAGTTTCTTTTGATTATACAATCGACGAAGCCGATAAAGGCAGTCCTATTTATATTAAATTCGATTACAACTGCGACGATTCTGACTATGCAGACGGCGATGTTATTATATACATCTACGATAAAGACGCTACATCTCTTAAAGAACCAGTAGGTATCGAAGTTCAAGCCGGAAAAGGTAATCACTTTGCAACATACCAACCAGACAATAACACATCTGACGACTTTAGATTTGTCATACATCAATCAAGCACTAACGCAGCAGCATATGATCTATTCTTTGAAAACTTCAAAATTGGTCCAGTTAGTGAAATTTCACAACCAAGTGTAGCAGCTATTAGTGATTGGAAAGATTACAATCCTAATCTGTTAAATTTTGCACTAGACACAGGAGATGGCAATTATAGATCACAATACAGAAGAGTTGGGGATTCTGTTGATATTCGAATATATGGCAGCATCGAAACAAACCCTACAGGGATTATTGGGTTTACCCTGCCTGACGGACTATCAATGGTTGATAGAATATCATCGAGGGATGTTTATGGTGTTGCTAAAGGGTTTGATGGAGGTTCAAATACTCACTTAGGAATGGTGTCTAGTGGCGGCGCTACTACTTTTAATGTGACAGGGGATGATGGCACGGCACATTGGAATGCAACAACTCCCTTTACGTGGTCGGCAGGATTTGATTACTTTTCAGTAAACGTTTACGGTATTCCAATTCAAGGTTGGAGCTCAGGCTCACAAGACGTTGCGGTTGTGGATGATAATAGAATTGTAGCAATGTCTGCCGATAGCTATGCTGGTGCAGCAATATCAAATACCGCTGAAGGAGATCTAACTTTTACAACTAGCTCAGAGACACATTCTAATTTTGCAACTGGCACAGGTATTTATACAATAGGTACATCTGGTTGGTATCAAGTCTCAGCTAACACTGGGCTGCAAGTATCTAGTCCTGCAGCAGGGAATAAAGGGCAACTCCTTTTATACAAAAATGGATCAACATTATTATGCGAATGTCAGCAAGAAGCAGAATCAGCATCGACTAATACTTTCTTTTCACATCACGTAAGTATATCAGCAGTTTACTTATTAAAAGGTGAAACATTAAAAACCAGCTACGTTAATAATTGGGGAGAAAGTGTGTCACTCCAAGGTAATGCTAGAACTAATTTTAGTGTAAGCAAAATATCAGGACAAAACCAAATCATTGCAGCTGAAACTATAGTAGCACGAGCAAGCGGTAACGCAGCTAGTGCAGCTTCAGGAGCTCCGGTTATTTTTCCAACTAGCGACTTTGACAGTCACGGCGGTTATAATGTTTCAACAGGATTCTACACTACTCAAGTTTCTGGAACTTACAGAGTTTCAGGATATGTTACATCAGCAAACGCAGCTATAACATTAAACATAGCTAAAGACGGAGCAACCGACATAGCTGGAGGTATTACAGACGCTTCAGGTGAAGGAACTTTTACAGGATTAATTAAATGCAACGCTAATCAAACTATATCATTAGAACCTAGTGGAACTTTAGATATTTCAGGCGGACATATGAGCATTGAAAGAGTAGGAAATTAATAAACATTAACACTCATAAAGACAGAAAGACGGAAAGGATTAAAAAATGAGAATACAAAACGAAGCATTAACACTAGACGGCACTGACATGGAGTCAACCATTACATCAAACGCAGTATGGCTCGCTCATATTGCACATTATAGCATTCAAGTTGTATTTACTGGATCACCAAACGGAACATTCAAACTACAAGCTTCAAATGACGTAGGAGCTAAAGACGGCGGAGGTTTATCATCTCCAACGATCACTAACTGGACTGATATACCATCATCATCTTTAGCAGTTTCAGCATCAGGAAGCTCTTTATGGACTATATCAAATGCAGGATATAGATGGGTACGTGTAGTATGGACAAACTCAGCAAGCTCTACAGCCGCTATAACTAGTATCAGATTTAATGTAAAAGGATGTTAGGGAATAATTATGAAATTTGACATAGAATCAATGAAAAAACGAAGAAGCGAAGCAGCTAAAAAAAGAGAAGCTAAACCAAGCGCTAAAGAAACTTCCGATGAAATTGACAAAAAAAGCGCTAAAATGATAGATAGTATAGACAAAAAGAAAGCCTCTAAACAAAGAAAAAAAGACCTATCTCCCGACGAATGGGAAAAGATAAAATACAAACGCGGAGAATTTGACGCCAAAGAAACCAAAAGATTAGCCGCTGGCTCCTCGAAAGAAAAAGTACTAGCAGCTCGAAAAGAGATGATGAAGCGAATGTTAGACAAGGAATAACATTATGAAAAAAGAGCTAGACTATTTAATTGAGAAAGTTAACAAAATAGACGAAAAACTAGGAGAAGTTGATAAACACTTAGCGGTGTATAACGAGCAGCTAGTAATTCATATTAAAGCTGGTGAAGCTATTCATGAAGCATCCCTTAAAAGAGATGAAGAAATAGAAGACGATTTAAAACCAATAAAAGACCATGTTTATCAAATGCGAGGCGCTGGCAAACTCATAGCCGTAATAAGCCTTATATCAGGAACAGTGCTAACAATATACACATTACTAGGAAACTTAAACTAGGAGAATAGTATGATTATAAGCATTTTAAAAGAAATTGGGAAAGGTTTAATAAGCGCTCTTTTGACTGAAAACTTCATTAAAGAGATTATCGTGTTTTTGCTAGAAAAACTTGCAAAAGCAACTGATAACGACGTAGACGATGTAATCGTAGAAAAAATCAAAGAAGCTATCAAACCTAAATAAATCCCAACCGCTAAGGGGCGGCGAAAAGCCCCCTTTACTACTATCACATTATAGGCGTAAACCACATCATGATATGTAACATAGAAATTCCACATAAAGCTTATTCAGTCAATGCTATGTTCTATAGAGACGGTAGGCGTAAGAAGCAAGAAGCGGTCCAATGGGAACGTACTATAGCTAACTATCTAAGAGACGAAGACATACAAGAACAGCTTGAAAACATTCGGGCGAATTTTGACCCGAAAAAGCACTGTATTCAGGTCAGTTTAATATTTGAATTTCCAAAAGAGATTTTAATTACTAAAGTAGGAGCTATGTCCTCTAAAGCATTCGACCTTTCTAACATTGAAAAGCCGCTAATAGACGTAATTTTCTTACCTAGCCACAGCTCGAAGACATGTAAAAACTTAGAATTAGATGACAAATACGTATCAAAACTAACATCGGCAAAAGTACCATCAACCAGGCACTCAATAAGAATATGCATCGAGCTATTGCCATTACAACAACTACTAGATAATATGAGTGCCATGGATCCAACTAAAACCTCTCAAGATCCAGAGTGTCAAGATCATCAAGATAAAGAGCAACTTTAGTAGTTCTATAACTTGGTACGCTGCACTCACCGTATAACTCATAGTCTTTAATATCTTTACACTTTACAACTCCTAGAATTTCAACATATGGTAACTCTACTGATGTAAAAATGAAGTATTCAAACTCACCTGGATCTCTTACCACTTTATCTTTTCGTTGCAGTAACCATGATGATCCGTAGCGTTTTCTACTTGTTTCACCTTGAGACTTAACATGAAATGTATATTTTTGACTTACTAGATCAGCATCAAAGCTTTTATTCTTAACATCGTAGATCTCCAAGTCAGGCTTGTTAACCTTAACACCGCAAGAACTTAAATACTTATACGCTGCAAATTCTCCAGCAGCTCCGAGTAAAATATCGTTATATATCTTAACGCTTCTCTTTTCACCTCTGCGTTTGTATTCATCTGCAGAACCGCCTACTCTAGCTTCTGCAAAATCTTCACACTTTTCAATAACGCTCGCCGTTAGTTTTACTTTTTCACCTATATACATGTTAACTCCTATAATATCATTAAAATGGTTAATATAATACTTACAATACTTGTCTTTTGATACAACTTCTTATCTTCTTCAACTTCTACCAATCTACTCTCCAGAAGTTCCACTTTCTCTTCCTGTACCTCTATCACATCCCCCTGTTCCTTTATCGTCACTTTCTGCGCTCCCACCGTCAGAGCACACTTTGACAGTAGACCGTCGCATAGCGTCAAGTTCTTGCTGGCGTAGGTATTCTGCATATTCAGACTCAAAATCAGTAGTAAGCTTATCACTATTCTCTTTGGCATCTTTAGCCTCCTGTTTTTCGACCTTAAGCCGAGCGTTAACTGCTGCGAGTTTAATTTTATACCAAGCCTCTCGCATAAAGCTTAGAATGTTTTTGATTACTAGTTTTACAAATATTTTAATCATGTTAATCCGTCCTCATTTTACA